GCCTCGATTATCCAGAAAGTGAAGGCGATGAAAGAGATGGATATGAAGAAGGAGGCCATCGAGGTACAGTTTGAGTCAGCTTCGGTCTGGGCCAAATTCCGCGACTTCGATGAGGAGGCTCGGATGCATAGCGCGGACGAGGGAGACAACGAAATCTGGGGCCGAGCTAACCAGAACGCATTGATCTGCGCCGGGACGGTTGCGGTCGGTGTGAACCCTAAGCGACCTCAGATCACGACCGGGATCGGGGCGTGGGCTATCGCGATGGTACGTTGGGGTATCTCCTGCTGGTCAGCCCGGATCGGCGAATCGACTGCCAGGACGTTCCGCGAGCGTGAGTCGAAGGGTGTAGAGAGATTCATCCGAAGTCCTCAGCGCTATATTCACAAGGCGCCAAACAAATACAAAGATCTTATGCGTCGTGGCCTCATGCCTTTCTCGGTTCTCCAGAAGCTCAATCGTCATCTCCAAGCTCGCGAGTTCTCCGAGATTATCGATCAGCTAGTCGAGGCGCAGCTTATTGGAGCGGGTGAGGAAGCTGACGTCGAGTGCTATTGGGCACTTCACTAGGACACAGAAAAGGGAGCCTCGTGACTCCCCTTCCTGATCTTCTGTCTGTCGTCTAGTTGTGAGACGATGTTGTGGCGTTATTGTAACCCCTTTACCAATGGGTCATATCGAGCCTCCTGGGTCCTGGTTTGTCGACGCGACTTTTTCCTAGCAAGGTACGACGAAACCAAGTATACTCCGGTCGCGGTCCAAGCGCTAATTGACGATCGCGCTAGGCCGCGTACGCTCGCCTAAGCGACGTTCGAGACCCGACCCGGTACCCTACCCGCGACCCCCGGGCTCGATCTCGGCCTATAGGGGCGTACGCTCGCCCGTAGGCCCGCGCCGATCCTAGGTCCTAACGCGGTCGGCCGCGATCCGCCGTACTTGCAAGTTCGGGTTAGAAGTCCCGGGCCAAGCGAGAAGTCCCGGGCCACTGGTGAATCTTGTCTCCGTCGGGAGACCGAGTATGCTTCGATCCCCAAGGTTTACGCTGAGCGGTCGGTCGCTGGACCCGATCGTAAGCCGCAAGCAGAGACCCGAGGATGAACGAGTTACGGGGCAGTGGGATCAGGACTCGATAATTGGTCATGTAGATACGCCCGAACGGCAGCTACCTGCTCGTCTCTGAACTCCTCCATTGTCTTCTTTCCATCGGGCTGCCAGAATACGGAGAACTCAAACGGATCGGTAAAGAACCACCACCACTGGGACATCCGTCCGCCTCGCTGCCCGTACCACTTCTTCGTAACATACGCCCTCATCTCAGTTTATCCCAGGGCTTGTTACTGTAGCCCTTGCCGTTTGGCGATCGAGCGCGCAATGCCTTCTTCCTCTGGCCTTCCTCGGTCGGCGTCGGCTTCTTCTCGACTAGGAAGTCTCCCATCTCTCCGCGCATCTTATCGAGCTGTTCCTGGCTGAGATTCGGGAACTTGTACTCCTTGTAAGTCTCATCGTAGTTGTACTTCTTCGGCGGTCCCCCGAGCCCGTAGATCGAGACGATATCAGAATTCATCTCCATCGACCGACGGTTGAGCTCGGCCGTATGCTCCCGAACCCGCTTGTGATGAATGTACCGTCCCTGTTCCTCGGCGCGGATCACCGGGTTCATCTCGGGATGGGGATCGATTAGGTGCACATCCTTAACCCTGAAGAACTCCTTCGCCTCGTGGCGTTCGGCCTTCAAGACCATCCGGAAGACCCAGTGGATGAAGGTCTCCTTGTCCTTCCTCCAACGCCCAGGAATCTTTTCTCTCTGGTAGAACGTCGTGGACGAAACCCCATCGATCGCGTCAACCACCCGCAGGGCGATTTCCAGCATTGGAAAGTCATCCGCGAAGTTCTGTCGAATGCTAAACGTCGCCTTCGGTTTGTAGGTGATCGTCGCTAGGATCTTCTTCATCTCTTCGATTGAGATTACCATAACATCCTCGCTGGAACGTCCGGTACCAGCTCCGGGTGTCTCGCCACGTACGCGCGGACGGACTCATATCCATTCTCCAGGGTGTAGACCGAGCACTCGTCCTTGTACCAGTCGGCTACGTCCCCATTGCAAGTCATGTATACCGTCTGGACACAGAGCAAAGGCTGAGCCCCGAACCAGAGGCAGGTCGCGCAGAACGCTGACGAGTAGGGGACCGCGATCGCGGCGCATACTCCCACCGCCTCTTTCTTGCAACACTCGCATTCAAGTCCGGTAGGCCGACCGAACGGGGGCGGGAGCCGAACTCCCATGTTAATGACCATTTCCATTCTTATTCTCCGGTAAATCAACGGGGGTCCGAAGACCCCCGCCGTCCCAACGTAGGTTCGCCTCCTACGTCAGTTCCGAACTTTAGGTGTCGGCTTAACCCCCCTCTGCAAGGGAGGGAGACTCACTCCCGGTGCGGAGGGTTACTCTTCAGTCGGGTACTTGTAGACGTTGAGGCCGAAGATCACCTCGTTCTCCTCCTTGTCCTGGATCTTCGTATTTCCATTCGTCGTGCCAATGCCCATCGTCTTACCGGACTTCGACATCCCGACCTCTTTGTTCAGATCGACGGTGATCACGAGTTGATTCTTCGCGTTCACCTCATACGATACGTTCTTGCCTACGGACTTAGCCATGACTGTGTCTCCTGGTTTTGGTTTTACTACGGACGGAGCGAATCTTACTCCGTTGCCGTCCTCCAACGGAAGTACTTTTCTCAAGCCTCCAAAATTCTCCACGCTCCCAACACTTGGGACCGATTCCCCGGTGGATGTCCTCCTTACTGAGTAGTCGGCCACAAACGAAACAGCGCGGGTCCTTGTCGAACGCCGCGAACCCGAGCGCCACTAGCAGAGGGGTTTCTATGAGAGCCCGGATAGAGGCCACATCCACCGGGGTGGACCCTTTTGCGACCCGTAGAACCTCGCTACGCCCGACCGAGCCTAGGAACCGCTTACCGGACCGAGCATAGAGGCGTCCGCCGTCCGGTTGTAGGGATACCCGATACCCTCCCGCCGAGACGGACGGCAACCGCTCTCCTGACCGTCGTAGGGTCTTCAACGCCCGCAGTAGCGGACGCGCCTTAAGCCTGATGATGCGGCGGGCGGTCACCGCCGCTTCTCCACGCGAGCAACGAAGAACCCGCAGGCGTTGATTAGGTTCGATCGCGCCTCATCCTTCAGGGTCATGGGATCGACCTTGTACAGCCAGTCGGCGACTAGGTTCGGGTAGTACGGCGGCGGAGCCCCGATCTTTTTGACCTTCTTAGCCATCGAGCTTTGCTCCTTTGTCTTGTTCGTACTCATAGCTGTGAATATGTTCGACCGTCGGATGCGCGACCTCGGCTGTGAAAAGTTCGATGATTCGGTTCTGTGCCTCCTCCTCAGTGCACCCGAGCGACTCGTGGTAGAGCCTCGCGAAGTTGGCCGTGATATCCGCGAGAATACACCCGATCGCTCCGGGATCCAGCGAGGGGATCGCGCGTATCTCAATCCGAGTAGTCAGGTCGGGCGTGAGAAGAATCCGGAAGAGTTCCATCGGACCGGGCAGCTTACTTACCCTCTTCTTCTTGAGAACGATCGGCCTGCCCTTTTTCACTTTTCTACTGGCCATAGAACCTCCAGTACGGATTGGGAATCCTCGTTCATCCAGGCTTCGTCGTCACTCCCGCAGAGGATGATATCTCCGGACCCTCCCCGAGAGATCGAGGCGACCCGCGCGTGAGAGTATGGGCCATCCTCCAGGGTGTCTCCGATCCGAACCTCCGCATCCCCCGACTGATGGAGGAGGAGATTCAGTAGCTCATGTACTTTCATCGCGTCCTCCACTTGTCGCTGATCCTCTCGACGTCCATCTCGTCGAGCGGCGGCCGATCTGCCTGCACGCGCTCCTCGAAGTCGATTGCGGCCTCACTGAGCTTCTCGCGGTAGCGCCCGAAGACCGTAGACTGTGGGTCCGTCCCGTTCCAACGCCAGGTCACGTACTCGTCGCGTGTCCCGCAGTTGTTCTTAGCGAGGATGACCCGGCCCTTGATCTCTATCACGATCGCCCCGTTTGGCAGAACGTTTCCGATTCGCGGTGTCATGTGTGCTCCCTTACTCGTATCTCGTAGTAGCGGGGCGTGCCCTCCGTTGCATCCGTTACCTTGAGCGTACAGCCGAGGCTTGACTCGCGGAAGTACTCAACCTTGACTACCTCGGGGTCGATCGAGCCGATCCCGTGCTCACCTAGGCTCGCAGCCCAGTTCTTGAGATCGATTACCAAGTACGTCTTGGTCCGATGTTCGCTCTTAGCCATCGGCCTTCTCCACGATTTCGAATCCAAGCCGCTGGAGAAAGGCGGCTGCCTCCTCCTCGGACATGATCTTATCGGACAGCTCCTGCCAGAAGATCAGCTCTCCCGTTCCTCCTGGCCGAGCCGCCGCTTGCTCCTGCATCTGTGTGACGAGCCCGACTAGTGCTTGCTGCTCTTGTTCGGTGAGCTGAACAGTTTTGACGATCCTCGTCGGATCGAGCTTGCGCTTAGTCATCGACCTTCTCCTCTTCAGCCCAGAAGCTGGTTAGCGAGAACGTCGTCCCATCGGCGGCGATCTTGTTCAGCTTTTTCTCGATGTCCATGAAGTCACCGATCGTCGCTTCGGCTTGGACCGGGAAGGCCGGGGTTGTATGTAACTGGCCGTCTGGTCCTGTCTGCGATACCCTCATCCGTAACCTAGTTGCTACCTTATCCATCTCAGTCTCCTTAGTTTACCATCTCACCGGAGGGGCGATCCTCCGTTCCTCTTATTATACCGTCGCTGCTGTTTTTGGGTTCGTACTTATTCACGGGTCCGGACGCGAGAGGTCTCGCCTCGGACGCGGCGCCCGACCGTGAAGTGGTGAATTCGACAGAATTCAGAGCCCGGTATTCCGCTCCCGCTCGGCGTCTACGTCGGTCACGTCGAATCTGTATCGGAGGAAGGCCGTGACCGCGATCGGACAGACGCTCGCTAGCATCGCGACCATCGCCTCGGCGTAGACCCGGATCTCGTACTGGGCATGTAGGTCCGCGCGGAGGGTTAGGAACCGAAACCAGTTAAGGAGATTTGCGCTTGCGTACATCCGGCTGTACGTGTTCACCGGTAGGTAGAGCCGCGCCAGCTCCCTTGCTACGCCTTGGGCGAGCCAGAACTGGTACGAGTTAAACTGCGAGGACGACTCCTCCGTCAGCTGTTGGCGAAAGAGAGTCACCGACCTCCCGTCCAGCTCCTCGTCTCGGCCCTGCTTGTTCGACTTCGATTGAGCCCGTACCTGGTCTGCGTCCGGAACATAGAACAGCTCGGGCAGCTCAGTGTAACGAGCCGAGACCTCGTTGTAGCTCTGCGTCCTATGCCGATGCCACTGGCGAAAGACGAAGATCGGAGCTTGCACCTCGAACGAGAACGTCATCGCCTCGAACGGACTGGTATGCTTGTTTCTCCAGAGGAAATCGATCAGCTTCTCGTCGGAAGACTGGCCGAGGTTGAGGTCGTTCTTTCTCCAGTCGGCGTTGTACGAGACGCGCGCAGCCCGTACGATCTCCAGATCGCCCGTCCAGCTCCGATCTCTCATGGCCCATCCATGCTTATCAAGCCCGTCCGGTACTGGCTGCGTATACGATACCAGACGGATGTAGCCGTGGTCGAGTACTTCGGTCTTCATTCTCCACCGCCCGAATCGCAGCTCCCGCTATCGCTCGATCCCGAGTCGGAGGGTGAGCAGTCCGGTGGCGAGTGATGCACGTGCTCGTTCGCGATTGACCCGAGCGCGCCGACTCCCATGAGTCCCCCGGGACCATAGAAGCCCTTCTCGTCGAGTGGATCACGCTCTCTGCGCTTCTGCTCTTGCGCTAGATCGACAGCGAGCGGTCCGCGTCGCGGCGTTCGCTTCGCGCGCTCGAAGTCCTCCCAGCGCTCATGCAGTAGCTCGGGTGAAGGACCCATCCTCTCACGCAGATCGGGGGGCGGTCCCATTCGTGAGTTCAACTCCCGCTCGGTCAGGAACCCTCCACTGAGGTCCTTCTTCTTTGCCCAGATCGTACGCTTCCATAAGACCAGCGCTCCGAGAATGAGGCCGACTCCGACAAAGAACGCGATCGCTAACCACTGATGTGCTGGTGTCATTGCTTTCTCCTGTGTTGCTGATTGAGAATCGTGTGGCTGATACTCTTCTTGAGCGTCGCTCCCCTCGCATTCCCGATCGGCGCGGTACCAAGTGCCTTCCCCAGGGCCTCGAGGTGAAACATGATCTGTTCCACCTCGCCGACGCTTAGTTGGTGCAGCGTAGGCGCTCCCATCCGATCGAACGTCAGCAGCTCCTCTCGGTTCTTGAGAATCTTCTTGATCTCTCTGAGCTGCGCTCGGGCTATGACGAGTGAGGTCATGCTATCTCCTGATTAGGTGGGGATGTCGCCTGCCGACCGATTGACTCTCGGGTGTTCTGTGCGGCCAAGCTCAGAACGAGAGCCAAACCGAAACGTGTAGTCGGCAAGCGCCATCCCCGTTGCTCTTACACTACTTCCACTTGAAGCAGATCGAACCAGCCTTCTACGTCGGCTTTCGGTCTGCCATAGAACTTGCGAAGTCCCCGGTTCTTGTTATCCGTTACTTCAGCCCACTCGATCTCGTCGGTGGATAGCTCGTCTCCATCGCCGTCGCGACTCTCCTGGTATATTTCCTTCAGGTGGCCACGGCATTCGAGCTGAGCCTTGTTTATGTTCTTGTAGGCAACGACGAACACGTCGTCGTCCACCCCGCCTTCGTCGCGGTCGGCCGCGCCCGCGCGATAGATCACGATCCATACCTTCATCTCTTCACCCCTTTCCTCTGAGCTTTCTTCTCAGTATCGGCCATGTACTGAAGTTCCTTTGCGTACTGTATCAACTCCTCGACCATGTATTCAAGCGCGGCGATATAGCACGGTACACACAGACAGGGCTTGGTATCCAACGGAGGATCGCGGGGATCGACCCGCAGCTGCGTCTTAGCCGCACGCTCGTCGCACTCTAAGCATTTCACGGCGTTACGTTCTCGACCGGTACGCAGATCGAGCGCCAGTTGGTGTAGAAGTTAATCCCCGACTGTTTGATATGTTCGATCGCAACCTTTCCCTGGACTACGCAGGCTTCCTCGGTTGAGTATCCGCCAATGCGAACGGCGGAATCGCCTCCCAGAGAGACCAGAACTAAAACCCATATAGTACTCATTGTTGTTCTCCTTATCGAAATATCCAAATCAGGATGATCAACTCGATCACGCCCGCAGCAAGTAAGAGCCAGGCGCCGACGCGACTCTTGTCCTCATTCCCGATCTTCTTCATTGACCCTTCTCCCCGCTATTTCTTCATCGCCAACCCTTCGCCGACAACCAGCACCAAGAGTACCAGGCTTCGGCCGTGTTCATGACGCTCTCGCTCTGAAGTACGCCCTTGTGCGTAGCCCAGACATACCACGAGCCGTCCTCGTTCTGACGATAGTGGAGCTTGTATCCCGCGAGCTTCATCGGAAGCGGTGGGCAGGTTATCGAGGCTACATAAGCCATGACGTTGTCGCCTCCACCGCAGCTTCACCGAGAGCCTTGTCCCAGGTCCGAGCTTCTTCATACTCCGCTCGGTTGAACTCCTTCACCGTCTGGTTCCGGTCGTAGGCGTGCATAACGTCGTACTTTGTGATCGGCCCGGTGTCGGGAGTCTCCTTGATCGCGAGGATGTAGTCGATCCCTCGTGAGATATCCCCCATGTAAACGTGCCCGGTCGAAAGCGTGACGTACGCGATCTGCTGGCCGTGGGCCTGGTAGAGCCTTCCTGTATTGAAGGCTTGTATCTTCTGTGCCATCTTAGTCTCCTTTCATTACCGCGCGGCCGCGTAGCCGCGTCTATAGTATATCCCGGTTGAAGGTGATGGATTCGACGTGGGTGAAAAGAAAAAGGGCGTCCCGCGTAGGCCGAGACGCCCGAGATTCCGTCACTAGGTCCTCCCAGGGCTAATGCCTATTCGCTGAGTAGCGCGCGGACCTCCTTCGCCCTGGCCGGGGTAAACTCCCAGCGGGCGCTGTGATCGTGCCACTTGATCTCGCCGTTTCCGATCATCCGGCGAAGCTTCACGCGAGTCGCCTTCGGATCGAGTTCCAGCTGCGCACAGATCGTCTTCAACGGGATCATCTTCCCGCTGCCCTTGGACTCGACGGTTCGTTTCTTGGACGCGGGCTGCGCCGCCACCGTCCTCTTGGCCGATACCGTCTTCTTCTTCTTCGACACTCGCTTTACCACTTTCTTTCTCCTCTTGCGCGTGGGCTTGCTTCTTGCAGCCTCTAGCGCGTCCTTCAGATTACCACTACCACCCATATGCGGTCGGCCCATGCCCAGAGTGAAGTTACTCTTCTTGAGCTTGGCCCTACCCCGCGTCAGAGCGGCTACCGTGACGTCGTCAGGCCGGTACGCCCATCCGAGTGATCCATCACCCTTGGGTCTTATTCTTGTATTCACTTCCATCTCATCCTCCGGTTAGTCTAAACGCCGTCAGGTATAGTATAAGCGATCTGTCGCAGCAGTTACTTCAGAGAATTCAGCGATTCTTCGCCTTGGATTCATCGAACTCTAGAAGCGCCTGAAGTAGACTCGAAATGACGGCTTTTGTAAAGCTCCCCTCCCCTAAGTCCCGTTGAGCCCGTATCTTTAGCTCCGGAGTAATAGAGACGGTAGCAACCACCGTCCTGCGCCCCTGCTCTATCCTGATCTTGCGCTTCTTCCTCTTCTTACGCTTCGGTATCGGAATCCGATTATCGCGCATGTGCCTGCGTTCCGCGATCTCGGCAGGCGTGAGCTCGCGTACCTTAGATAGATCCGGTTTCATAGCTTCTCTCCTATCGGTCGGAACAGTGCCTGGTAGTAAACGTCGTCCACGCGTACAACCGCTCCCTGCGGGATCCAGTCCGGACGATCCTCCAGAAAGTCGTTGACGGCCTCTATCAACCTAAGGAGAGTTGAAGCTTGTACCATATCGTATCGTTTCATCTCTTCCTCCTAGCCCAACTAACGTGTCCGCATCGGCAGCCGATCTTGACGATCGGTCCGCCTCGACGTAGAACCACCTGATAAGCTATCCCGCAGCTACAGCGCAGGTAGCAGACGATGCTGTCTCTCTTGCTCACCGTATCGTACCTGATTACTTTCTTCGCCATGGATACACCCGTATATTCACGGCTGTGGCGCTCTCGGTTGGATTGCGCGTGCCGTTCATAACCTTGACGCCCTGCGCTATGTCGATCTCCCATTTCCCCTTGGCTATAGTAAATCCAACTTTTATCGAGTCCGCGCTAGCGTCCCCGTGCAGCTGGATGGAGCTAAGGTGCGCATAGTCGACATACGGCTCGACGGTAGGCCGCTCGGCGTAGGCCGAGGGGGGAAATAGTGCGAATAATGCCCATAGTCTCATAGCTTCTCACCCTTCATGCTCGCGGCCATGCGCGCTATGATAATCGCTCGTATGAATACGACGCTCGGTGCGGTCGCTCCTAGCTCAGCGGCTTTGCTCTTGTGTATCTTGACTAGATCGCCTAGCTCCATGTCCAGGAATGCGCGCGCAAGTCTGAGCAGATTCGCGTGCGTCGCGTTCTGGAATAGCCGCTGGTCTTCGAGATACGCGTTGAACGCGCTATCACTAAATAGCTTCTTACTCTTTCGAGGCATCGAGCCTACCCTCCATGAGTCGCGCTTCGACTACGCACGCGGCCAGGCGGCCGGACGTATCCATTAGCAGTTGGTAGAAGTTCAGCGTCAATCCCGCCTGCTTCGGTACGGCCTGCATGAGCCTAACACCGATGTCCTCCAGGACGTCTGAGAGCTTCTGAGGCTCCTCCCCTATTGACCCGAACATAGTTCCTCCAACTGTCTCTGGAGAGCGGTTTGTTCCTGCTCGCTTAGGTCGTCGAACCGGACAATTGGAACGGTCTCCCACACTCCCTCGTCCTCTCTATACTGAAGGATATAGTGGTTATGAGGAACTGGCACATCCCAGTAGAGAGTCTCGTAGTACTGCCGAACGAGCCTCCACTGTCTCATCTTACTGGCCCTAGCTCGGGATGGTCGGGTAGAGGCTTCGCGGCTTCGGCCGCTACCCCACGCGCGTATCCGTGGGTGAATGCGTGCTTTATCTGCGCCTTGATCGCTTTGGCCTCCTCCTCGCGAAAGATGTGCGTACCCGTTTCCTTAATGATCGCGGCGATAGGCTGAGCCTGATTCCACCAGCGGTTGAAGTCTATATCGATCGCTTCCATTACGGTTCTCCTTTGAGTATCTTCTCGATCTCGTTGAGGCAGCCGTACGGGCTGTCCCCCTCTCTGTATAGGGTTATCTGCTCCTGGATATCGCGTAGCTTGATATAGTTCAGATCGTTCTCCACACGCCGGGCATTCGCGCGCTTCCCACTCGCGACCTGTTTCGGGTCTTTAGGCATTAGTCCCCCTTCTGTATGTGGTTGCTGTCGACTAGGACGCTCTTGATCTGGTCTAGCTGAGTGGACTGCGCCCTCTGTTCCAGGATGAGGACGACGAGTTCCGCTGCGATAATGAGTAGTAATGTGATGGTCATGGTTTCCTCTCATTTATGCTTACAGAAGCTCTGGGTATCCATGAACTCTCCTAGCTCTTTGCGCATGTGGTCGAATAGCGCCTTGAGCTTGGAGTATTGTGGATGCTTCGGGCCGATGCGGATAACGTCTCCGGTCGCCGTTACTAGCTCGATCCCTCCCCGCCCTCCAATTTTGAATTGGTAAAGACCGTAGCTGTCGTCGAATACTACGTGTGCGATGTTACATACCGTCATGTCTTTCTCCTCTCGTTTAGTCGGTGGACGAATCTGTGCGCGGGTATCCAGCCTTTGTGTTGGAGGTAGTACGGTCGGCCCATAGGCGACACGCGCCAATAGCCCCGCCTGAAATAGATGTGCGGCTTACCGGCTTTCAAGGTCTTTCTCCCTGGGCGTTACGCCGATGGTCTTGCAAACCCTGAGGTATATCTTGTCGACTAGGGCCGCGCGTTTGATCGGATCAGGCTCTAGGCCCATGCGTAGCACGTGAGCCTTATATAGTGTCTCTACCTGCTCATCCACGATCTTGTAGAGGGCGGCCTGGTCGCGCTTGTACTGCGCTTCGTGGGGTGTAAGTTTCCTAGCCATTACTTCGCGTCCTCCGGCAATCTCCAGGTAGGGTGTAACCGCTTCCAAATGCGTTGTACGTTCTTATTGCGGAAGAAGTCCAGTATGGTGGATAGGCCCGCTGCTTCGCCTAGCGACCCTGACATGTCTTTGTTGGCTACTGCGTACCAAAGCAAAAGCTTATCCTTGCCGCGTATCTTGTACGTGGATACGAAGCGCCTGATTCCGGATACATGCGGTTTGTCGATGTCGTAGCGGGTCGGTAGAGCCCGCGTGCGTATTCGAGGATTGGGCTTGAGGTACGTTTCTGATTCCCAAATCTTACCCGCTAGGCGCAGCTTCGTAACCCACATCTCTGGATAGTGCCCGAGGAACTCGCTGAGAAGGTCCTTCGGCGTAAGACCTGCAAGGACTGCGAACTTCTGGTCGCCCTCTTCGGCGATATCGGCAAGATCTCTGACACGCCTTAGTAAACTGAGTAGTTTCTCTGGGGTGTCGATAGCGTTGGGCGATATCATGTCGAATCCTTCGAGTTATTAACGTTAAACCGTAGTATAAACCAAGTAGAACAGAATGTTAAATCGGTGTTGTTTGTACGGGTAAGCTCCTGAAATGAATAGGAATAGCTGAATAGATTGGTTTATTTAATTAGATATCTATTGTTAGACGTATATAGGGGGTTACTTACTATATTAATTGATCTTATTACAGTCATACAATTCATAGGGTTAATATATACCTAGGGCGGTTTCGAGCGGTTTGTTAACTTTTGTTACAGCATATCAGGCATTTAGCACTACTCTATAGAGTCGGGTACGAGATAGAGTGGCGTACTACGGTATGGTATGGAGGGGTTGGAGCTATCAGTGGTAGACATGATTGGTGCTCTGTAGTATAGTGTTCCAAGCTTCTGGTTGGTTTGGATAGGGAGTACGGTTGAATGGCACGAAAGACAGAGCGTAATAAAAAGCATCGGCGCACAACTGGTGTCAAAGCAAGGTTCACAAGACCCAAGCGCACCACACCGGAGGCCGTCGAGTCAACCATCTTCTGGCCGGACCGCATCGATCACGTAAAGGCCATAGCAATGCGAGGTCTAACTGACGACGAGATGGCCGCAGTCATGGGTGTTAGCTCCGAACTCCTGGCATCCTGGAAGGCGTACTATCCGCAACTCGCCAAGGCAATCGAAGAAGGCCGCATGGCAGCTGATGCACAAGTGGTAGCAGCTCTGCACTCCAATGCTATCGGCTACGTCAAGACATCCGATGAAGTCGTGCGAACTCGGCGAGGAGCGCAGGTCGTGCAAGTCGAGAAGTACTACCCTGCAGAGACCAATGCACAGAAGTATTGGCTCAACAATCGTGCTCCATCATATTGGGGTGATAAGACTCAGATCGGCGGGGATCGCTCGCCCGGTGCCAGGCCGATTGGAGTGAAGGACGAGACGAAGCTGGACGTCATTAACTCGTTGCTCAACATGATCCGCCCGCAGCCCGACAACGCTTGACGTCGCGCTAGCGGAGGCATCTGCTGAAACTATATCCATTCAGAGGCTATCCCATAAAAAAATCAGGGGATAAGCTAGACCTACGCTCGAATCCCCGAGCGATAGGAGAACGATATGGCCCGTGGTAACATGTATCTAACGGATATTGAGGTGAGAGCGTGCCTCGCTGCGATCGAATCGATGCTTGAGCACCTGCCATCTGTTGAACTCGTGCCGCTTATAGACCAAGAAGATACTCGCCGAGATCGCGCGACGTACGAATTGCTCCACGCGAAACTCGCACGGCACGCGAAGACCTAGCAACGATCGTTCCGAGAACGGGAAGATAATAACTGCAGAGTTAAATCGACTACCGTTCGTCGGAAAGTTCTTGTTATTGTTAAGTCGGCTACTTCTCCGTTCCGATCGGCGTAGACTTATCCCGTCGGCGAGATTTCGCCGAACCGGTCCGGGAGCGGAACTCCCGCGGAGAAAGTAGCATGGCTAAGAAGGGCAAGGTCGGTCGGAAGGTCGCGGCGAAGGTCGCGAAGGTCGAAACGAAGGGCGCGCGGATTCCGCTCAAGACGATCGTCGTCAAGTCCGGTTTCGGAGACGGTTCGCCCGAATCGACGAAGCGCGCGCGGGTCAAGCTCCGTCGCGTTTGGCGCCGCGACGAGGAAACGGGCGCGGTCTCGTTTCACTCGAAGGGCTCGCGTTGGGACCTTACCGCGAAAGAGGCGAAAGAGGTGAGCGCGATCCTCGCGGGTTAGTTAGCTAGGCTAACGAGAGGCGGGCGTCGGCCCGCTTCTTTTTGTGTGGCTGTGTGTGGCAGATTCCCGGACGTGGGTTGATCCCGTGATTGGAATAATTGCAGGTTGCAACTACCCCCACCCCCGTGGCCACAACTCAAGACCTAGGGTGGTCGTGCGCAGGACCCGTGCAGCCCGGTATGAGTAGAAAACACAAGCGTGACACCTATAAATCGCACCTACCCGCCTATACTATATGAGCGGCTCTGCACAACTGGGCAAGTTCGGCTTTGGTCGGCAAGGGGTCCCATTTCACGGATTTTCCGTCCTCCCCCTCGAAACGTATCTTCACATCAACGTTCCCGTTCACCCGGACCAGGGCTTCCATCCTCACGTACACCCGAGTCCCCCGGAACGTCGTTGGAAACTCGGCTTTGGTCGGTCTCATCTTCCCAGCCCTCCGATTGGATTTTAAGTTCGATTGATTTCCGTCGCCACTGCCGGCGGCCCGGTGGAGGGTTCCGGCCAAGGTTCGGGTTTCCCTTTCCCCGAGGTATCCGACTCGTCATAGGACACCTCCCATTCCGTTACCGTTCATCTTCAAGTGGCACTCGCGACTACAAGTCGGGTGTTGTCGCAGGAGAGCCGCCGTTAGCTTGGCATAGCCGCTGCAGAAATACCTCCGACCACAGCCTGGACACTCTTCCTCCGAACCGTCGGCCTCGCCGTGACGACGTTTCTGCTTCCGGGTGAGTCGCCTACCGTGGCTCACGGCTTCTCTCCTAGCATCGCGACCTTGAGCTGCTTGTACATGATCCCGAGCTTTTCGGTGGCCGGGATTACCATCCCCTCAAGGTCATCGGCTTTTAACCCTGCATCGATAGCCTTCTGGGCTAGATCAAAAGCTCGCAACCGTATCTCCCCGAGGTGTCTCGACACCAACGCACGGACCTCCCGGGTCTCCTTCCGCCTCACCGGCCGTTCCTCGGAATCCATCCAGAGATCGTAGAGCGCGCCTTCCAGGTTCCGACGCGACTCTGAACCACCCTTGGCGATGCGCCGGACTCGGGCCGCGCGTCGATCGCCCTTCTGTACCTTCCTAACCATTTCACGTCTCCTATACCGGGACCTTCCGGTCCCTATAGTATATCGTACCCGACACCACTCTTTCTCCACGATATTCAGGCGACTGTTTCCCCCGAACCGACAACCGAGTATCCTACTCGGCAGCACGAGGGAGGTGGTATGACGAACCGAATGAAATTTTGGCTCTCTCTCACCGGCGCAATCGCGCTGTTGATTGCGGCGATAGCCGTGAGTCCGTATGCTAGGGCGGAGGTTTGGACCCTCTCTCTCGAACTGCCGACACAGAACGAGGATAACTCCGCGCTCCCCAGGTCCGAGATCAACCGCGTGGACTTCTGGTGCTCGGGGCCTACGAACATCGACATCGTTCTTCGCGAGCCATTCCTGACTCCAGTGGTCACCGCGGACTATGATTTTCCGGGCTCGCAGTTCTGGACCTGCTATGCGACGGTGAGGGCGAATCCCGAGGAGTGGAGTTCACACAGCAACGATTTTTCGTTCACGTCCGGGCTGGAAAACCCGCAGACCGTTTCCGAGAGTCCGGGAGCCTTGACCATAACCCTGAGGACAAACCCATGAGACTGATAGCCTTCCTCGCCTTACTTCTCATCGCCCTCGGCGCCCAGGCGCAGCAGAACTCGGCGATTCTGACATGCACTGCGCCGACCAAGAACACGGACGGGACGAACCTGACGAACCTCGCTCAGTACAGGTGGTACTGGGGTCTGTCGGTTACGGCGCTGCAGAATACGAGGACGACTCCGAGTTCAGCGGGATGTGGGACGACGATCGATCAGCTGCCGAGCGGGACGTGGTTCTTCTCCGTCACGGCGATTAACTCCGCCGGAGTGGAGAGTGCGAAAGCGACCCCCGCGAGCAAAACGATCACCGCCGATCCCCTTCCACCCACCGGGCTCGTTGTGGCAGGGCCGACCTCGATCAATAACGCGTATACCCTGAGTACCGTCAACAACGCAGTTACGAAACAGGCGGTCGGGACGGTGGCGAATGGGACCCCGTGCGACGGGACACAGAAAATCAACTTCTGGGGGAACCAGGAGGATGATCAGGCGGACATGTACCTGATACCGTTGGGGACCTCCGGGCTAGTGTTACTTCCGGGAGTGAGCCCGGACGTAGTTTTTGCGCGATGTGCGGTACCCTAAACCCTGGAAGGAGCTAAGAAATGAGCAGCGCCAAGGATTTCTTGCGACGGTTGGCCGATTTTTTGAGGAAAATTTTGGGGCATAGGGATCACGACCATCCCCCGACGCCCGTCAGCCCAATGAAGGGTGGTTCAATCAAAGCAGAGGAGATATCGAATGGCTAAGGTCAAGGTAACGGTTACGCTTCCGACCCAGCGGAACGACGGATCGGCGGTTCCCCCGACCGATATCAGCGGGGTTGGGATCGAACAGAAGCTCGCGAGTGCGCCAGTGAGTGCCTGGAGCGCGCTGGGGCCGGATTTGGTGCCCGGAGCCGCGAGTACGAGTGTGTCCCTCGACGTGAACAACGTCCCAGCGGGCAATTGGATCTGGCGAGCGACGATACACGACAAGCTCGGCGGCCCGGACCTCCAGGCGGTGAGCTCGCCGCTCAATATCGCGCTCAGTCCGATCTCCTCGGCCGGATTCGGGGTGTCGGGGCAGGTGATACCTTGAGCCTGTTAGGCATCATCGGCGTCCTACTGGTTATCGGCGTCCTCTTGTGGGCGCTGAACCAGGTGGACTTCATCGACGCGAAGATGAAGAAGATCATTTACGTCCTCGTCGTCGTGTTCGTCGCGCTTTGGCTGATCGGCCTGTTCTTTCCGGAGATGTGGAGCGGGTTTAGGACACCCATTGGCCGGAGGTGAGCAAGCCCGTCTTCACCCCTCGCTCGCGGACTATCTGAAGCTGTCCGATCGCGAGCAAGCCGAAATTTTGATCGGGATCGTCGAGCGAGGGGACTGGGGAAGGTACTTCGCGTACTCAAGGAACAATATAAATGAGCATAAGACTGAACTTCGGGGTAGTGAGGGAGCTGGGGATCACGAACGTAGCGCCACACGGCGTGTACTATCCGAGGAACATCGTCCTGATGCCCCACCCCCTCTATTGCCGAATGGTCTTGAGGGCTTGGGACAATGAAACACGACGTAGAAAGAGTCTGCCGGGAAACAACACAACGAGTGAAGGAGCATTTTCGAATGAAAAACGAGATGGACAGAGAGATCGAGCGCGCGGAAGCGGACGGATTCGAGCGGCTGCTGCCGAGGATCAAGTACGATCTGGTGGAACCTACGGAGGACGCGATTCTGATGTGCGCGAAGCTGATCCACGAAGCGACGAAGGCCCAGAACGACGCGCGACATGAAAATACCCTCGACTGGGACTCGAATAAGGCCACTATCATCGCGGGGATCGAGCGTATGCTGGAAAACCCGAACGAGAGCCCGACGGAGAACCATACGGCTTGGTGGAATTACAAGATCGCGGAGGGTTGGAAGCTCGGGCCGGTGAAGGACCCAGTCGCGAAGACGCACCCGTGCATGGTGCCTTACGAGGAGCTGCCTCCGCATCAGCAGGCGAAGGATCTGGTGTTCCAATCCATCGTGAAGACGTTCTTCGGGCTGTAACGTGCTGGTTCTGAGTCGTAAGAACACCGAGACCGTTGTGATCGAGACCGAAGTCACGATCGACGGTGTCCGGATGACCGAACGGATCGTCGTTACGATTCTGGAGGTGAAAGGGGGGCGTGTCAAGCTCGGTGTTGAAGCCCCCGAGGGACATACAATCACGCGGGAGCCCCGATGAAAGGGTCGAAGGTTGATATGCTTCCGGGGTTGGCGACGACTCCCGCCGTCTTCATTGCGAAATTGATGGAGACGGCCGATGAAATCGAAAATATGGGGGCGGTCGTTCACTACAAGAACGGACACACGGAGGCCTTCTGGACGAAGCAGTCGCTAGGCGACCTCTGCTGGCTGCGACACGTATTCAACGACGAGATGCCTAAGTGATGGCGAGAGGTAAGCTGCCGAAACTCACGGCGGAAGAAGTTCAGTACATCCAAAGGGTCTGCGCACGAAGACGGCAATCCCGTCTCCAGTTTTTGAAGGTCGAAGAACTTGCTGAGCAGTTCAACGTCTCGCACATGACTATTCGACGGGCTCTTGAGCTGGACCCCGTTGAGGTCGAGGCGCGACGCAATAAGGAAAAAGAGCGAAGTGAGCGACGGTCGGTCAGTAACGGTTAACTTCGCGAATGTCTACCAGCGGGTTCATCTCAATTACGATGCCCCGCTTCTGCGCGGAATGCCTGAAGAGGTATCCGAGAAGCTAGTACAGTACAAAGATACGCTCGCGCAATTCACCGAGGAGGAGCTGCTATTCCTCCGATGGCGGATGATGTGGCGAGCGATGGCCCGAGAAAAACAGCTACCCCCAAAGGAGTTCGATGCCTTTGAAAAAACTATCTGGGTCGCGCGCTCCGGTCGAGGCTGGGGCAAAACTCTGGTCGGATCGAATTGGCTCGGGATGGAAGCAGCCGCATTTCCTTCCCAATACTACGTGGTGGCCCCCACAAAAGACGACGTACGTTATGTCTGCTTCGAGGGTCCTACGGGGTTGTATTCTGTCATACCCCCGAAGCTCATCGTTGCTAGTAACCTGGCACTTCCCTCCATCACACTGTGGAATGGATCGGTAATACGCGGGTTCGCGGGCGATACGCCCGAGCGGTTACGCGGACCGCAGGCGGCAGCGGGCTGGCTTGACGAGATAGCGAGCTGGCTATATCCCCAAGAGGCGTGGGACAACATAATGTTCGGTCTTCGCCTAGGCCCGCATCCACGCCTCTTGGTTACCGGCACGCCGAAGCCTAGTCCGTTCATTCGCGAGCTGGTGGCGAGCAAGGAGGTCGTGAACGTCGTTGGATCGACCTACGAAAACAAGAAGAACTTGCCGAAGCTATTTTTCCAATCGGTTGCGAAGTACGAGGGCACGAAGGTTGGTCGGCAGGAGCTACACGGCGAGGTGCTTGACCCTGAGGAAGAGGGCTTCGTCAAGCGGTCCGAGTGGCGGGTCTGGCCTGCGGATCGTCCGCTTCCGAAGTTCCAGTTCATTATCCTATCCCTGGATACTGCATTTACCGAGAAGACGTTCGACAAGAAGAAGCAAACTAGGGACCCGACCGCGTGCTCGGTGTGGGGCTTGTTCGAGCGACCCATTCGTTTTCGCAGTGGAAAGAAGAAGATCGAAAATCATATCTTGCTCTTGGATGCCTGGGAGGATTGGTTGACTCTTCCTCAACTTATCAAGAAGGTAAAACGGGCGCGGCGGATACGATACGGGGCCTCCAACCATGAAGTGAAGCTTCGGCCGAAGATCGTCCCTATAGCCCAGAGACCGGGACCTCAGGGTAAGAAGATAGACCTCATCCTCATAGAGGAGAAGGGGAGTGGCATATCACTCCGGCAGGCGCTAGAGGTAGAGGAAATCTTTACAGAAGGCTATAATCCCCGCCGAGCAGACAAGCTATCGAGGTTGCATTACGTCTCACCACTCTGGGCCCACGGTCGGGTCTGGGCGGTCGAGAGCGAGAAGCGGAAGGGGGAGTTCAAGCAGTGGGCCGAGCCTTTAATCAGTCAGGTGTGTACGTACACCGGTCCGGGCTCAGTCAAGCACGACGACCTACTGGATACGACGACGCAGGCAGTCCGCAAATTCATGGATGAATTCATCGGCCCGTTGACGATCGAGGAAGACGATGAAACACGTCACGGGCGCGAGGCCAGGGAAGAGATCGAGGAAATGAAACAGCGGGTCAATCCATATGACGGCTAGGAGACACGATGGCAAGTAACAATCTCATAGACCCGATCCGGAAGGCAGCCGGAGGCGGGATCATCGCTCAGATCGATGACGATGACGAGGTCGATACGGGCATCGAGTTCGACGATGAAGGCGGTGCCATCGCGAAGATCGCCAGCGAGGAGACCGAGGAAGACTCCGAGGTGGTTGCGGAGTTCTACGACAACATCGTGGAGACCTTCGACGACAACCGACTTTCCACTCTGTCAACGACGCTCCTCGAACAGGTCGAGCGAGACAAGAAGTCCCGCGAGGAACGCGACAAGCAATATGCCGAGGCCACGAAACGCACGGGCCTAGGCAAAGAGGCTCCCGGCGGCGCTCAGTTCGAGGGCGCGAGCCGCGTAGTCCATCCGATGCTTCTGGAAGCCTGCCTCGACTTCGCCAGTCGCGCGATCCGCGAGCTGATGCCGCCGAACGGCCCCGTGAAGATGTTCGTCCCAGGGAACAACGTCGAGCCCGAGCGTCTGCGGAAGGCCGAGCGCAAGAAAAACTACATGAACTGGCAATGTATTTTCCAGATGCCAGAGCTTCGCTCCGAGATGGAACAGCTACTCTCGCAGCTGCCACTAGGCGGCGCGATGTACCTTCGACTTATTCCTGATGCCTCCAAGCGTCGGCGCCGTCCAGTTCCCACGTTCGTCCCTCTCGATTACGTCAGCATTCCGGCCGCCGCATCGAACTACTACACGGCCGAGCGTCAGTGCTACTGGGAGCCAGTGACCCAGGACGAGTTCGATACACGTATCCGCGAGGGCATGTATCGGGACATCGAATCGATCCCCGCGCTGACTCCGGACGAGTCCGAGGCCGAGAAGGCCGCTCAGAAGGTCGAGGGCAAGAAGATCGACCCGTTGAACTCCGACGGCCTGCGCCAAGTCTGCGAAATCTCCGTTTACCAAAATCTGGAACCGAAGTACGGCATCGCGCCGTATCTCATCTCGATCGACTTTCCAAGTTCCAAGGTCGTCTCGATTACCCGGAACTGGGAAGAGAACGACAAAAACTACGATCGAATGCAATGGATGGTCGAGTGGATCTTCTTCCAGTGGAGAGGCGCTCAGGGCATCGGACTCGGACAAGCGATCGGTTCGCTTGCAGGTGCGGCCACAGGGGCGCTTCGCGCGCTACTCGACTCGGCGCATATTCAGAACATCCCGACGCTCGCACGACTGAAGGGCGCGAACTTCTCGGGTCAGAACCAGACGGTCAACGCGACGCAGGTTATCGAGATTAAGGGCGGAGTCGCAGGGGACGCGGACATCCGCAAGCTCCTGATGCCGATCCCGTTCGCAGGACCCTCGCAGACCCTGTTTGAGCTATTGGGCTTTCTCACGGACGCGGGACGCCAGGCGATCCACGTCGCTCTCGACAAGCTCTCGGAAGACAACAAGAACCTCCCGGTTGGCACGACGCTCGCGCTGATCGAGGAAGGCATGAAAGTCATGTCCGCGATCCATTTGCGGCTCTTCCACTCGATGACGTACTTCATCCGCATCCTGCATAGGCTCGATCGGATGTATCTCAATGAGGAGGAGCTCAAGGACGACATGGGCGAGGTTCTGGCGCATCGGGCGGACTTCGAGGGTCCGATGGACTGTATCCCGACGGCCGATCCGGAAATCTTTAGCGATGTGCAGCGAATTGCGCAGGCGCAGATCATAGCGGATCGCGCGGCCGCGCTACCTCCTGGAATCTACGACGTACGGGAGACCGAGCTATTCCTCCTGGAAAGAGCCAAGATACCGAACCCAGAACGGTTCCTGATCCCGAAGCCCGAACCGGAGGAGATGAACCAAGTCAACGAGAATGTCGCTATGGCCCTCGGTCGGCCGGTGACGGCGTTCCCCCAGCAGGACCACCTGGCGCATATCACGGTCCTCGTCCAGGCGATTACGTCGCCTCTCTTCGGACAGCTACCGATTATTGCGCCCTCGTTCCTACCGGCCGCTCTAGGCCACCTGAAAGAGCATCTCGTGCTCTGGTACGCGAACGAGTTCTATATGCTGACGCGAGCGCATCTCGAGATGGACGAGGCCGGGATGGGACTGGTTATGAAGGAGCGCGACCCCGAGACCAGGAAACAGCTGGATCAGGTCCTTGCCGCCGCGAGTAACGGCGTCCTACAGCGGGAACAGCAGGTCTTCGGAGTCCTGCCCCAGGTCATCCAGCAGGCGCAACAGCTTATCGCGCAGTACACGCCGCAAACCTTGCCGAGCGATCCGGACAAGCGAGCCGAGGTCGAACGCAAGACAAAGGCAGACCAACAGAAAGACGCCCGGGAGCGAGAGAAGCTGGGCATTACGAAAGAATCGAACATTCTGAACTTCAAGGACAAGGCCGAGTCGCGACAAGCACAGGCCCAACTGGAGTTCGCAAAGCTTTCGGCAAGCGAGCGGACGGTGGCTATCCAAGAGGCCCAAGAGAATGCACGCGCGGCTCAGCAGCTAGTTGCTCGGTTGCAGGAGATCGCTACGCAGGAACGGGCAGAGGATGAGCGTGCGGCTGCCGAGCTGAACTCGGAGGAACGTCGGAACACTCAGGACAACCTGACCGCGCTTCGAGTCGCAGCGGCCGAAATCCAGTCGTCGGAGAAAGTGAAGGTCTCCTCCGGTACGGGAGCAAATAAAAATCCCTCGGGCGGACGGCCTAAAGGTTAGGCACCAGTTGGGTTAACCCAGACCTGGTAACCTTCAACGCTACGAAGACTGGACTTATTTATGTCAAGAGCCCCTCAATACGGACGAAGGAGTAAGCCACATGGGCGCAGTCAGACAGCACTTTGGATTGGCGACGACAGGCAAGCCGACACAGAAGGTTCCCGGAGCGGGGAAGCTTCCGAGCGGCAACACGAAGGCCCCCGCCCCCAAGGGGAAGAAGTAGTACTCTATGGGGAGCCGGTTTACACCGGCACCCGCACGGAGTAGAGTCGTGCTCGAAAAGTTATTGCAGAAGTTCCAGGAGGAAGTCAAGAAGTACGCCGTTGAAGCCTTAACTGAAGGAGTCGTCGACAAGACACCCTTTGAGTACGGCGAGCACCACGGCGTTTTGAAGGGCATCCGTCTCGCAGAGCAATGGTTAACCGAGATGCTTGAGGAAGAGGACGATGACGAAAACTAGTAAGGCGGTTCTTCCATCGGATCTGTCCAAGCTGAAAAGCGTTCCGGACGACGCTAGGGGTTGGGATTATGGCTCGCTTGACGATGCCTTCCCCAACGTTCCGGCGGGACTCAAGCCCTTCGGGGATCGAGTCATCGTTCAGATCAGGACGCCGATGACCCGCACGAAAACGGGATTCTTCCTTCCACAGGAGTCCCGCGAGATTGAGAAGTGGAACACTCAAGTCGCGAAAGTCATCGCAATCGGCCCCGTGGCATTTTGTAACCGAGACACCCTGGAACCCTGGAAAGAGGGAGCTTGGGTAAAGGTCGGCATGTTTATTCGTTGCCCGATGTACGGCGGCGATCGATGGCATGTCAGGGTACCCAACTCTCCAGACCCCGCCTTGTTCGCAACGTTCCGCGACGTGGATTTGGCGGGAGAAATCGAAGGCGACCCGTTAGAGATGGTTGCCTATCTTGAGTGATGTGTAACCCGAGGTAAACAGGCATGGCAAAAGATAAAGAAGAAGACGGCAAGGACGAAGGTCTCGTCATCGTAACCGATGATGCGAAGAACCTGGATGTCGACGCGCCCAGCGAACGCGAAGATCGGGAGGACGATCTACCGCCTAAGAAAGCGAAGGGAGCTTTTGAGGGTGAGGATGACGATGACGAAGACAAGAAGGCCGCTGCCAAGGAACAGGAGGACAAGGACGAAGACGAGGACACCGAGGACAAGCGTCTAGGTGCCTCTGAGGAGACCGAAGCCGAGGAAGAGGCCAAGAAACAGGAGCGGGCCACTCACAAGTCCCGGCGACAGAAGCGTAAAGAGGCGGAACAAAAACTCCGCAACGAGAACCGCTTCTACCAGCTCCGCAACGAGAAGCTCGAAAAGCAGGTTCAGGACCTGGCGAAGCGGCAGGACTCGACCGAGAAGCAAACCCTGGAAAAGGAGATTGCGAACAACAAGGCGCTTATCCGTAAGGCCGAGAGCGTCATGGCCGAGGCCGTCACCAACTCGAAGGGCGACGAACTGGCCGAAGCGACGCGGATTCGCGATCAGCTACGGGATCGAGTCAAGGACCTGGAAGAGGTACATAAGGAAGCTTCCAAGGAGCCTGAGCAGGAGGAGCGTCAACCTCCGAACCCGCAAGTGGTCGTTCGGGCCCAGAACTTCGCTAAAAACAACGACTGGTTTGATTTCGGGCGCGGCGATTACGACTCAAAGATCGCGGGCGCGATTGACGACTCGCTCTGGCAGGAGGGGTTCGACCCCGCTACGGACGAGTACTGGAATGAGCTGAACAAGCGCATCGCGAAGGCTCTCCCCCACCGTGCCAAGAAGAAAGCGAAGAATGGCCACGACAGGGAGGATGAGGATGTCGACGATGATGACGAGGACGAGGATGAAGATCGTCGTCCACCCAAGAAGAAGCGGAAGGACCATACTGTCCGCGCGGGTAATGGAGGTCCGAAATTCAGGACAGGCGGTCCTGGTCGTGACCTCAAAGGAAATGAAGTGTACCTCAGCCGTGAACGCATTGAAGCGCTGAAAGAGGCTGGGGTGTGGGACGATCCAGTACAACGCGAGAAGCACTTGAAGCGTTATCGCGAGTGGGATCGGGAAAACGCCCACCTTTACAAGTAACAACGATTTCTTAGCAGGAGCCTCTAATGGCACGCAAATTACTGAAAGACGCGAGACTGGGAAGCAAAGTACGGCGAGATCGTAGCCTGGATGGAACAAGGGCGGCGGACAGTCGTGTACTCGACGACCAGGAAAGACTGGACGAGTTTCGCAGGTCCATGCATCAGTCGATTCTTCCGGACCTACCGCCCATCAAGGGGTACCATGTTATCTGGCTGACCACGCAGAATCGCGGCGACACCCTCGCATCACGGGTTAGACTCGGCTACGAGCCGATTCGCCCGGCCGAGGCACCCGGATTCGAGTCACTCTCGACCAAGAGCGCCGACTACGGCAATCTGATCGCGGTGAATGAGATGGTTGCCTTCAAACTGCCCCTTCGGCTTTTTCAGATGTATATGGAGCACAACCATCACCAGGCCCCCCTCGAAGAGGAGCAGAAGCTCAGCAACGCCCTTGACGAAATGAAAGAGGCAATGGCGAGGCGAGCTGGTGGTCGGAAGCGCATACGCATCGACGTAGCGGATGGTACGGAAGACATCGTCACGGACCGTCCCGCCCCCAAATTTCGTAAGATGTACGGGGAGCGGTGACGGCGTACTAGCTTCACCAAGGAGTAAGGCGAATGTCTTCAGTCGCAGCACCCTTCGGTATCCGTCCAGTGTTTTCCACGGTCGGCATTGTCCGTCCTGGCCCGCTGGCGGCTATCGATTCAGGCTACGCAACAGCAGTCTATCAGAACGGCCCGGTCGCGGTGGACGCGAACGGATTTCTGGTGGCAGCTGCGGCGGGCGATAGGGCGCTCGGCGTCTTTCAAGGCGTCGAGTATACGGATGCCCTCGGGTATCACCACCTCGTCAATCGGTGGGTTGCTTCCACGACTCTCGGTACACCCTCGAACATGCGGGCATACTGGACGATCGATCAACCCGGCCTGGTATACGAGATCCAAGCGAATGCGACGCTCACGCGCGCCGCAATTGGTCAACAGTACGACTGGACGGCCCTCGCGGGTAACTCCGTCACCGGACTGTCGTCCGTCGCTCTGGATGTCGCCTCGGCAGCGGCCAACGCGGGACTCCGCGTCATCGGCCTGAATCCGGGACCCGACAACGATTGGGGCGATACATACCCGATCGTGCTCGTCCAGTTCTCGCAACACCAGTACACCGCCGACATCGCGTCGGTTTAACCAGGAAGGAGGTAACCACACATGGCAAATCCAATGCGCAGTACCGACTTCCGGTCGGTAGTCGAGCCCATCCTCAACGAGGTGTTCGACGGTATTTACGAGCAACGGAAGGACGAGTGGAAGCGTGTCGCTAAGGAGCGACAGGGCATCAAGCGTTCCTATCACGAGGAACCGGTCCTGTACGGCTTCAACGCAGCCCCCGAGGTCCCCGATGGCGACCCGGTCACGTACGGTCAAGGTGGAGAGCTGTTCCGACAGCGCTACATCTACCGCGTGTTCGGTCTCGCTTTCGCGTTGACGCGAATCTTGGTCGAGGACGGAGATCACATCTCCATCGGCAAGATTTACTCGACGCACTTGGCCCAGTCGATGATCGAGACGAAGGAGACGTTGGTCGCGCAGATCTTCAACCGCGCGTTCAACACGTCCTTCCCGGGCGGCGACGGCGAGCCGATGAACGACTCCGCGCACCCTATCGCCAATGGTTCGTTCTCGAACCTGTTGACGACGGCGGCGGCATTGAGTCAGACCTCGGCCGAACAGATGCTCATCCAAATCCGCTCGGCCGTGGATAACAACGGCAAGAAGATTCGGTTGGAGCCGTCGCAGTTCATCGTTTCTCCCAGCAACATGATGCAGGCGGAGGTGATCGTCAAGTCGGTTCTACGAACGGGTGCGGCGAACAACGACATCAACCCGATCGTTTCGATGAATCTGTTGGCGAAGGGCGTCGCGACTTTGAGTCGTATTACGTCGACAACGGCGTGGTGGATTCAGAACAGCAACGTTCAGGTCGGCGTTCAACTCATGATGCGCCGTGGACTCCAGAAGGCGATGGAAGGCGACTTCGAGACCGACTCGATGCGCTACAAGAGCACGGAGCGTTACATTCCGGGCTGGACCGATCCTCGCGACAACTGGGGCACCCCGGGTCTCTAAGGGTTCGGGGAGGACTGACACTCCCCGTTTCCTTCACATACAGGAGAGCATCATGACTACGACCAACTTCCCGAACGGCGTGACGTCGTTCGGCATCCCAATCTACGGGGGTGGCGCAGGAAGGGTCGCTGCAAGCGCTCCGGGTTTGAACCTTGGTGCTACGAGCATCATCGGGAATACCTGGTTCGTGGATACGGTCTACGGTGGCGATGGGAACGACGGCAACTCGCCGCAGTCCCCGCTGTCAACCATGGGCGCAGCGTTCCTTCGTCTCAAGTCCGGTGACGTTGTTAACTTCCGGGGGAAGCTCGTCGAGCAACTCACGACCCCGGTCAACGTCTTCGATGTCTGGATCAACGGTCTCGGCAACCGCCCGCGACATGCGGACGCGACCCCGGTAGGCGGCCAATACGCCGCTTCTCAGTGGGCTGCGACGGGTCTGACGGCGGCAACGGCGAGCCTTCGCGTTCTTCAGCAGGGCTGGAGGTTTACGAACTTCCTGTTCACTGCGGTCGACACGAATGCGGCTTGCGTTGAAATCGTTCGTAACGCAGGCGCGGGTGACTTGGAACGGGACGCTTCTCACGCGCAGTTCCTCGGCATGCGGTTCAGCGGCGCAGGTGTCGGCATTCGCGGCGGTGTCGCGGGCTCCTTCACGGAGATTCCGTACAACGTGGAAGTCGGCTTCTCGCAGTTCGACAACATGACCTTCGCGATGCGGGCGGCGATCGAGTGCAATCAGTGGGATATCCACGACAATCTCTTCGGGCCGAATACGAACCAGATCACCATGGCCGCGCGAAACTTCAATATCGTGCGGAACGTGATCGGGACGTTCACGGCAGCGGGATCATCGGGTGGTATCGATTTGCGCGGAGGCACTGGCCTCAACAAGGTCACGCTGAACTTCCTATCAGGAGCCTACTCGAACGCAGGTGGGTACTTTGCCGCCAACGCGAACGACGAGTGGTGGGGGAACTACGCCGACGTGGCGACGATCCTCACCAAGGCCGATCCAGCCTAACTGGTCTCTGTGCGGTACGGGGGTGGCCTTTCGGGGCCACTCCCTCTCAGGAGAAACTAATGCGACCCATTTACATACAGCGCTCGCTGGCCGTCGCGGCGGACGCGGACGGCATTTCACTCGATGCTCAGGTTCCGCTCGGCGCGCTGGCACTCGACGGGGCGCTCGTCGTTTCCGGGGTCGCTCAGCTGGGTGCTCAGCGCAAGGTGATCTTTACACCCGGCGCAGGCGACAACCTGTCGGCTATCACATTTACGATCGTCGGAACCGACGACCAAGGACACGCGATCACCGAGGCCATCGTCGGTGGAAACAATGTCGTGGTCCAGTCGGTCCTCGACTACAAGACAGTCACTTCGATCACGGCCTCGGCCGCCAGCGGCGCGGGAGTGACCGTTTCGGTCGGTACGAACGGCGTGGGGGCTTCGGTCCCGATCCCCTTGGACCAAATGAATACGGACCTCTCTGTGACGCTCTATGCCGTGATCCGCTCGGGTGCGGCCGACTATACGGTTCAGTTCACGGGGGACAACGTCTTCGACTCGTACAACATGGACACGAATCAGACGCAGTTCATGACTGGTTATTCGGCCGGACGCCCCGACCTGATTAAGTGGTGGGACCATTCGACGATGACGGCACAGGCCGCCGACTCGAAAGGCATCCTCACCGAGCCCGTCAGGGCCGTTCGTATCGTTACGAACTCGGGCGTTGGCAACGTCGAGCTACAGGTTCTCCAACAGGGGATACAGTAATGAAATTTCGCTACGTTCTTCCTGCCCTGGTCGGTGGTCTTCTCTTCGGCGGCCTCTATTGGGCTGGCGCACAGGACGGACCCGGGCCGGATGGCGGTGGATCGCCCGGCGGCTCTACGTTCGCTACGCAGTACAAAGCGGCCAACGGTACGTTCGGGGGTACCGGACCCGGTACCAACGGCTTCGTACTGACATCGCGAGGAGCCGCGCTATCGCCGACCTTCCAGGCCGCAGGCAGCGGGACTCCGGCTGGATCGAATACACAGCTTCAATTCAACGACTCCGGAGCCTTCGGCGCTAGCTCGTTGCTGACGTGGGTCAGTCCGACGCTGAACGTCGGAGTCGCGGACGTGATGGTGGTTCATGGATCTACCATCACTTCGCAGATCCAGAACAACAGCGACACGCAGGCGATCTTCGAGTCGCACACACACTCGGCGACCAACGGACCGGCCTTCTACGGAGCACGTTCACGCGGAACCAACGCCGCACCGACTGTCGTCGCGAACAACGACAATCTGCTCGCGCTATCGGCGGTCGGGTACGACGGAACGGACTATGAGCTCGGCGGGTACATGCTGTTCAACGTCAACGGCACCCCCGGCTCGAACGACATGCCGGGGAACATACAGTTTGCCACGACGGCGGACGGAGCCTTCACACCGACGCTTCGGCTGACGCTAGGACAGGACGGAATTGCGACGTTCACAGGGCAGGTACTCACTCCGGCTTCGACGACCACGATCGCCGGTCTGAACCTTCCGCACGGATCGGCTCCGTCGTCTCCCGTGAACGGGGACGTATGGACGACGACCTCCGGTATGTTCTCTCGCATAAACGGCGCGACGGTCGGACCATTTGCAGCGGGATCGTCGCTCGCGACGACTGCACAGTTCGTCGATGATTTCTACTTCATCCAGGGAGTCGCGGACGGCACTCTGACGACCGATCCGGTTGGTAACTGGACTCCGGCGGTCGGCGGCGTCGGCGATATCGAACTCGTCACGAGCAGTACCATTCTCGCCGGACATCCCGGAGTGGTTCGGGTCAATACGGGAACGGGTACTACCGACAACGCCGGTATGGTCCTGTCCAACGGCCTAAACGCGAACCCGGGCTCACCTAACTACATCTTACACGCGACGAACGAAACGCGTGTCGACTGTGTAGTCTGGATTCCAGTGCTTCCGGACGGGACTCAGACGTATGTCGCGAGCTGCGGTCTCGCGAGACTCGCCCTTCAAAGCACCACTGACAACCTCGTCCTCGGACAGGTTATCTGGAACGGTTCTGCGGTTCGATGGAATCTGAAAAGTTCGGTGTCCGGGGGTAGCTCTACGAGCACGGCGGCATCTACCGGGCCGTCCGCCACAACCTGGTACCAGATGACCATTATCGCTACGACTGCTACCGTCACTCTTTACATCGACGGAGTTCAGGTTGCGACGCATTCTACGAACATACCTACCGCAAACATGGGCGGCCATATCAGCGTCGAGAAAACGGCGGGTACTACAGCTCGTGATTTCGATGTGGATCTCTACGTATCCAAACAGACGATAGCCAGTCGGCTACCGGGAGGACTCTAATGAGCGGCGGTCCCAAGTACGTCAAAGACTTCGAGTTCCCGTCAAGCTTCGGCTTTACGGGTTCAGCACATGACAGCCCCCGGATTTCGGTTCGCCCTCACGAGCGGCGCCGGTTTCAGGAGGGTGGCCGAGTCGACAAGGAACCCAAGAAGGAGGAGCCGAAACCCCCGCCCAAGGAGCCCGATAAGGAATCCACCATTGGATTTCTCAAGGGCGATGCCCGCAAGAAGGCAGAGAAGGAACTGGGCCTGAAGAAGGGGGGCAAGGTCAGGAAGGTGGGTAAGCCAGAGAAGGGTGAGACCGCGGCTCATGAACGCGGGGAGTCGGCTCGGATGGAGCGAAAGGAACATCGGATGGGAGAGAAGGCTGCCCATCGGAAAGGCTACGCCAAGGGTGGTGATGTCGCCCAAGACCGGAAGATGATGGACTCCACGATGAAGAAACATATCAATACTCCAGCCCCGAAGGGTCACAAGGGACTCAAGGGCTGCTAATTTCGAGTAGGCGGCACTTTCAACTCTCTGGTCGGCTGTTCCAAGTAGACCAATGTTTCAGGAGCGAACATGGCTACGTCTGGGACAGTCGGTCTTACCCGGTTCACGACCCGTAAGGTCATAGACAACGCGTACGGCGTCAACAAGATCGCTCGCCAGGAAATAAGTGCTGAGCGAATCGAGATCGCCAACGACTGGCTGTTCATGCGTCTTTCAGCGATGGCCAACCGGGGCATTCCCCTCTGGTGTATCGAAAAGACGATCCTGCCGCTCTACGTCGCTCAACAGTCGGTTCCACTCCCCGTCGGCGCAGTGGACATCATGGAGATCAATCTCCGGCGTCTGAATCGGCTTGAGGGTTCGGCTTCGTCGTCCGCCGGTACCGCCGAGAATGCGTTCGACGGGGATTTTGACACCGACTGTATTACGCTCGCTAATGGCTGGATCCAGTTGGAGCTGGACGACGAAACCTTCGTTCCGATGTTCGGTATCCTCCCGGGAGCTTCAGGCACCTGGTCGTATACGATGCAGGGGTCGAACGACGGCGTTACGTTCGAGACGTTCTACACGGCCACGGCCGAGGCTGTCGTCGCTCTTGAATGGATCTGGTTCGATGTTGAAGGTATGGAGGAGTGGAGCTTCCTTCGGCTCCAAGCCACGGACGGCACTATTCTCAACGTAGCTGAGTTGGTCTTCGGGAATAACCCCGCCGAGATCAATATGGCTCCGTTGAATCTCGACAACTACGCGACTCTACCGAACAAGTTCCAGCTCGGACAGCCGACGCAGTACTGGCTCGATAAGCAACGGGTACAGCAGATCGTGACTCTCTGGAATCCTCCGGGGGAGATCGCGCGGTTCTGGAACCTAGTGGCCTATCTTCAGTACCAGGTGGAAGACGTAGGAACGATGGTTCAGGAAATACAGGTCCGACAGCAGGATTACCATGCTCTGGTGCTCATGCTCGGTCTAGACCTATCCCTAGTGGACAAGGAGGCGAAGCCCGACGTCAACCTTCCGATCCTAGCCGAGAAAGCTTGGCAGGACATGTGGGATGGCGAATCCGATACTAGTTCAACGATGCTTACTCCGAACATTGGAGTCTATACGAGATGAGCAACAACAGCTGTCTTAACTGTCGATACGGGATCAAGCCCGCGAACGTTCGTCATTTGGAATGCCGGATCGCCGCGCCAATCCCCGCGATCATCATCACACCCGGAACAGAGCCCATCGCGCCGAAGGCCGTGTGGCCGATCGTGGATTCTGGCGATTGGTGCGGGGGTTGGAATCAGAGGAACGGCCCGGGATTCGGCCCTCCGTGACCTATGAGCGAGTGGCTAGACCCTACAGGGCGCACAACTTACGGCATCGGCATCTGCGACCGGTGCCACGAGAAGTTCTCGATCGAGGACCTGCATCCCGACCCGAACACTCCAGGCCTGCGCGTCTGTCTCGCCGACATGGACCAGTTCGATCCCTACCGCTTGCCCGCGCGGCAGACCGAAAACATCTCGCTTCCCTTCACGCGGCCGGACACTCCGCTGGAGAACACGCCCGAGCCTGAGCTCAAGTTTATTCTGGCTACTGAGGACGGTGACGTTATCGTTACCGAAGACGATGAATACATCGAGGTCGAGGGCTTGAGCCTTGGCGAACCCCAAGTCGAGCTTCCCTAGGAGGAGCGATGCCATCTACATTCAGAGGAGTTCTCGTCAAGATTTCGGAGCTGCCGAATGCTACGGGCTTGACCGGAGCCGAAGCCGTTCCCTTGGTACAGGACGGGCAAACTCGCCAGACCCCGACCGACACTCTAGGGGGAGCAGATATAACCGGGCAGCTGCTTCTCACGGGCGTCGCGACCGCCGCACTCGGCGCGGGACCCATCAACGATGAAGCTACAGATATCAGTGCTGCAGCGAGACTCGCGCTCACGCTCACGGGGGATACCGAGCTGAACGGTAAGACGGGAGGTGAAGACGGAAAGATACTCTCGATCCAGAACCGTGATCTCGTCGACACGCTGACCATCATGAACGAGGCGGCGGGCTCGACGGCCGCGAACCGATTCGCGATCAACGGTGATCTGATCGTTCCTCCGATGTGCGGAGCGCTGTTCATCTACGACGGCACACTTTCTAGGTGGGTAAAGCAATGAAGATCAATTTTCAGAAGGTTCTTCTTGTCGCGTTTGGCTTTGCTATCGGGGGCATCCTCGAAGCGCAGACACCGACAATCTTCAGCTCGGTCCGGGTCAACACTACCTCCGATCTGCGAGGGGCGGTCTCCAATGGCACGGGGAATCTGAACCTTAATGACGCCGTTGATATTACCGGGAAGCTTACGACGGTAGCCAGCGCTCTCGGAGGGGCCGGATTCAACCTCCCGCCGGGGACCGCACCCTCCTCACCTACCAATGGAGACCTCTGGACGACGACAGGCGGCCTCTTCGCGCGGATCAACGGAGGCACCGTCGGACCGTTCTCGGCAGTTGGTACCACAATCCCCGGAGTTGTTCAGGGCGATACGCTCTATGGTTCGGGAGTCAATACTCTCGCCGCACTCGCGAAAGATACCAATGCAACGAGGTATCTCTCGAACACGGGGGCCTCGAACAACCCGGCCTGGGCACAGGTTAACCTAGCTAATGGCGTCACGGGCAATCTCGGCGTCGCGAGTCTCAACTCGGGGACCGGCGCGACTGCGAACACATTTTGGCAGGGGGATGCCACATGGTCGGCCGTGGACCTCTCGAACGATGTTACGGGGAACCTCCCGGTCACCAACCTGAATAGCGGGACCTCGGCGAGTGCCTCGACGTTCTGGCGAGGTGACGGTACCTGGGCGGCGGCAAGCTCTCCTCCAGGGGGCTCCGATACCCAAGTCCAGTTCAATGACTCGTCGGCCTTCGGCGGCGATGCTGGCCTTACCTACAACAAGACGACGGACGATCTCACGGTCGCCGGTCATGTCATCGCTGTAGCGGCTAATACTCCGATGACCCCGGCGTATACGTTTGCTGGCGATCTCGATACGGGCATCTACCGTTCGAGTGCCAACAACATGAACTTCACGACGGGCGGATCGAATGTTCTCGCGCTGAGTGCTTCGGGCATTACTTTCGGAACGGCGGCGGGCGTCTCGATCCAGGGTGCCACGTCGGTAGACGCCAACTTCACCGCCCAGTCGCCCGCGAAGCTCTCGGTGCTGTCGGCCACGACGACTATCTCGAACCAGGCCGTCTTCGATGTTCTCGGCTCTAGCTCGACTCCTTCGATCCGATTCCGCTCGCAGCTCCCGGTCATGCAGATAATCGACCAAGGTGCGGCAGCCGACGAGAAGACGTGGGACTGGCGAAACGACAACGGAACGCTAACTCTCCGCGCGCTTGACGACGCTCTAAGTACCTTCGGTGGTGGCTGGACGTATACCCGAACGGGTACCACCGTCACGAGCGCAGCCCTAGTCTCAACCGCCACGTCTGTGAACGGAGTCGACAACACCCCTAGCAGCACGACTGCGACGCTTACCTACGACACCGCCTGCACCACATCACCGACCTCGGTACTGAGGTACTTCAAGGTCGGTAATGTGGTGACTATCCACGTCACCTCTTCCGGCGCGGGATGTACTAGCGACTCCACGTCCTTTACCTCGAACGCGGGAGACGTTCCAGCGGCGATCCGTCCATTGACGGCACAGAAGGTTATCTACCACACTCTGGAGGGACAAGACAACGGAACCTTCGGAGTCTCGTGCGCGATTATCTCGACTGCCGGAACCATCTCGTACACCACCACAACTTCCGGGGTCTGTAACGCAGCGGCCAGCTGGACGTCCTCGGGCACGAAGAGCATTGCCGAGTGGTCGGCAAGCTATATTATACCGGAATAACGGAGGATGATTTGGACGACTTTCAATTTGGTAACCTCGTTCCATGGGTGTTGGTGGCTATTACTTTCCTTTGGAATCTTGTTCTTTGGTTCGGACGGCGAGACGTTGCGCGATTCGATAAGGGCCTAAGTCGAATAGATGCCATAGAGAAAAACATGATTAGCCGAGACGAGTTGAAAACGGCCATGCAGGATATCGAGATGCGACACAATATGATGCATGTCGAGAACCGAGCATACTTCGAGAAGATCATGGACAAGATGGACGCGAACGAGGAGCGTCGATCGAAGACGGAACATGCTATCAACAACACGGTCAACGAGGTAAAGGTCCAGGTTGCGGTTCTGAAGGTCCTGGCTGAGAAGAACGGAGCGAAGTCCGATGCTCAGTAAGGTCGCAGCGAGTCGTCTCGAAACCGTAGAACGCTATCTGCGGGAGGTTGTCGTTGAAGCGGAGACTATCATTCCCCTCACGGTCTTGGAGGGTCACCGAGGTCAGACGGATCAGGAAGCCGCGTTTGCCCGAGGAGCTACCAAGCTCCACTGGCCGCACGGAAAACACAACGCCTACCCCTCTCTCGCTGTTGACCTCGCGCCGCTCTACTATCAAGAAGGCACGAAGATCGACTGGGACGATCTCATCGCGTTCGGACGTATCATGGGCGTGGTACAGGCCGTCGCCTACCGACATGGGGTCAAACTTAGGTTCGGCCTGGACTGGGACGGCGACTTTCATTCAGTAGGGCGCGACGCAGATGAGTCGTTCCTCGACGCACCTCACGTAGAAGTAGTCAATAGCATACAAGGAGTTACGGTATGACATTCTGGCAAATGGTTTGGGATAACAAGGTCAAGATCATGGGCGTGCTATCGGCGGTTCTGATGCAGCTTATGTCAATGGCGGCCTCAGGTCAGCTCGACGCCGTGATGTCCATGCGTTCGATTACGCTGATCGGTATCGTCGGATCGATTCTCGGCGTCGCGATTACGGCGGCCGGGTTCAGTAACAGTTCGGCCGTGAAGATCGAGCAAGCGAAGGCGACGACAGCCGCCGCAATGGAGACGGCTATCAACTCAACACCGGGTACCGGTACTGGTCCCGGCGGTATCTAGTTTTCAACCACAGAAGGAGCTAACATGATTCCACGAGTCAGAGATATCTGGTTGGCGCTCGCAATCGTCCTGATTGCGGCGTGTGCCCAGTACAACCCGATCCGCGCCGCCGACACAAACCAGCAACGAGCGCTGGCGGCGTACGGATCGGTTTCGATCGTTGTCGAGCAGATCGCCGGTCTCGTTGGCCCCGAGACCCTTCCGACGCCTATACAGGCTCGGTTGATCGCGGCGGGTGAGGTTGGCGGGAAGTTTGCCCGGGAGGGGTTGAAGGTCTATCTGGAGGTCGAGGATGCACGAGCCGCGTTCCAGGCGGACGCTACCCAAGAGGGTAGGCTACTCGCAGCTCTCAACAACCTGAACTCGTGGATCGATCGAGTGGGACCCGTGACTGATGATCTCAAGGCCGTTCTCAGAGGAGCACAATAATGGAACTTATACTAGCAGCGCTAAGCGCACTCCGCACTCTCGTCTCGAATCCGAAGCTCGGGGGCGGCGGTCTGAAGAGCATCGACACGGTCTTTATGATTGGACACATCATCGAACTTGGACAAGGCGGCGCGAAGACAGCGGCCGCTCTGAAGGAGTTCACCGCACAGATCCAGTCGATGGCCGATGCCGGTTACCAGCCGACGAGTCGGGACTTCGATTCCTTCACGACCCGGCTGAATACAGCTCTGGACGTAATTGCCGTAGCAAAGGCACATCTCCAGGAGGAGCAGGGGATCAAGCCCGCCGCAGCCGAGACCGCCGTTGACAAGGCCGTCGAGGAGTCCAAGTCGGACGAGCCCAAGGAGTCTGAGGCTCTGGCGGCACTTGACCAGGCTACGGTCGATGCGCAGGAGGAACAGTTGGATCGGCCGGAAGAACCGGCTCTCGACAGCGAGGAAGCTGAAGAAGAGGACACAGAGCCCGAGTCCGCGCCGAAGCCCAAGAAAGGCAAGCGCAAGTAAGGAGAAGGTAGATGTCGGTGTCCATGACCTATACGTCTCTGTTCGCAGACCTCCAGGCGTACTTGGAGCGGGGCTATGCGAGTGACGCTACGGTCTTCGCGCAAATCCCCAGCCTGATAAATCTGGCCGAGAGGGACATCGCGACGAAGCTGAAGATCCTTGGTCTTCTACTTCCCGTCACAGATACGATGGTTGCGGGCACTGGCATCTACGCTAAACCCGATCGTTGGAGACAGACAGCTTCGATGAACTTCGGAGTCGGCACGGCGCCGGACCAGGAGCGTCGCCCGCTGTTCCCCCGCCCCTATGAGTACTGCCGGACCTACTGGCCGAATACGGCGCTGCGGGACGTTCCCGAGTTTTATTGCGACTACGACTATCAACACATTCTGGTCGTTCCAACTCCGATTGCCGCGTATCCGTATGAGTGGAACTACTGGCAACAGCCTCCGCTACTCGATGCGGGGAACCAGACGAACTGGCTTACGGACTACGCACCTCAGGCTTTGCTCTACGGCTCACTCGTACAGGCCGAACCGTTCCTGAAGGACGGACCCTGGACTCAGGCATGGAAGGATGCCTATGCCGGTGAGCTATCGGCTCTCAATACACAAGACCTACAGCGGGTCATCGATCGTACGACCATCCGAAGGACGGTGTAACATGCCATTCGCAGAAGTCTTCGGGAACGACAATATCTTCCCGGCTCAGCTCACGTACCTCGCGCTTGCTCTCGACGCGAACACCGAGCTGCAGTGGGCGACGGAGGTTTCACTTCCTGGTGAAGATGTCTTCGCCGATATCATGGACATTACGCCGGATGCTGGCGGACGTACGCTTACGTTTCCTGATGCAACGATCGCCGGGCCGGGCCAGGCTACGCTCATCAACAACAAGGGAGCCTTCACGTTCTCCGTTCTCGACAACGACGGTAACGTCATTGGTACTGTTCCCTCGGGCGAGGTCTGGGAATTTTATCTCTCGGACAATACGGACGCCGCCGGAACCTGGGAGACGTTCCAGTTCGGTACCGGCACTTCCTCCGCCACAGCGGCGGCACTCGCCGGAGCGGGACTGAAGGCGATCACGACGACTCTGAACCTCGCGCTACGGACGGATACACAGGCGGTTGGCACGCTCGCTATTGTCCTTGCGGATCGAGCCCGGGTTAAGCAGTGGACTGGAGGAGTAGGGGCCGCGACACTTCCCGATCCGGCGACCCTAGGCGACGACTGGAATGTCATGGTTCGGAACAATGGTACTGGGAGCCTCACGATTACTCCGGCGGCCGGGACGATCAACGGGTCCGCAACGCTGGTGCTCGCGCCGTTGAGCTCCGCGATCATCTACACCGACGGAACGAACTACTACACCATCGGTCTATCGACAGTTACCACGGACTCGTTCGACTACACCTCGATCAGCATCGCGGGAGCAGCCGGAGACTTTACGCTGACCGGCCCGAGTCAGCTTAATCGGATCGCGTACAAGCTCACGGGCGCTATCACGGGGGCTCGGAACGTCATCGTTCCTACCACGATCCAAGAATACTGGATCAACAACGCGACAACCGGACAGTTCGCCGTGACGGTGAAGACTTCCGCCGGTACGGGCGTTGTCGTTCCTCCGGGCTGTCAGCGGATTCTCTACTGCGATGGAGCGGATGTCGTCTCGGCTCAGGCGGGGAATCTCTTCTGCACGGGTCGAAACAATGGCCAGAACCTTTCGACGGCAAGCGCACTAACCAACCTCGTCTTCGATGATGCCGATATCATCGACGTAGGCGACTGGCACGATATCGTTACGAACAACGAACGTTTCATCGTTCCTCCTGGAGTCACCGCCGTCGAGGTCAGCTTTAATGGGACTCATCGCGTCGTCACGGCAGGTGAGAACTACTGGGTCCTTACCGTTCAGATTCAGAAGAATGGCGTAGCGGTACAAACTGCTACGCTGCTCTGGGACCCCCCGGCGATTCCGGGCTCGACTCAGATCAACATTCCGACGATGTACGTCTCGTGCGCGGCGGGCGACATCTTCAAGTGTCAGTATCTCGTCCTGTCAGACCCCAATAACCTGACGACTAGTATCATGGACGAGTTGTACTTCTCGATAAAGGCGATTCGATGATCATCCCTCTTCGCTCAAATCCCGGTGTCCAGCGGGACGGTACTCGGTTCGACCGAGACTTCTACCTGGATGCTCAGTGGTGTCGGTTCCAGCGTGGGCTGCCCCGAAAAATGTTCGGCTATCTCGCCGTCATCGAGGACATGCCCGAGCTAGTCTACGGAATCCACTCATTCACGGTCAACGCTCTCCAGTACATGCACCTGTCCGCGGAGTCGCAAATCCTCCAGAGACTTCTGAATAACTCTGGAGCGCAAACGACTTTCAACGACCGAACGCCTGCCGGCTATACGACCGATCCGAACAACATCGGACAGTTCGACGCGATCTTCGATGTGGACATCGGCGGCGGGTCTACAGTCATCGTCGCTAACGTTCCACCGAACATGGACATCGCCTCGGACACAGCGGTGGAGGTTTGGTATGGAGAGCTCACGGCAGCGACGGCGCTTATCGATACTACCTACACCCCGGTCAGCGGCGGAGTCATCACCGTCGGAAACTACCTGGTAGCATTCGGCTCAGGAGGGTACATCCAGTGGAACACGACCGCGAACAACCTCGACAATGGAACGGATGAGGACTTCATCACTCCGCAGAAGATCGTCAAGGGTCTAGCCGTTCGAGGCGGCGGCGTCCCGGCTGCGCTCCTCTGGAGTCTGGATTCGCTTCTCGTCATGACACTGAATGCTGGTGGAACGCCGATCTGGGACTTCGATACGATCGGTGAGAGTTCGATTCTGTCATCGCGCGGAGTGATCGAGTACGATGGCATCTTCTACTGGCCCGGGGTCGATCGGTTCCTCGCTTATAACGGCGTGATCCGCGAGATACCGAATCAGTACAACTTCAACTACTTCTTCGACGGCCTGAACTTCGAGCAGCGTCAGAAGGTCTTCGCGTATAAGGTTCCTCGTTTCGGTGAGATATGGTGGTGCTATCCACGGGATACTGCTACGGAGTGTACGCATGCGATCGTCTACAACGTTCGCGAGAACTACTGGTATGATACGGAGCTTCCGAACAGCGGTCGCTCGGACGGCCTCTACGCCAAGGTTTACTTCAAGCCATTCATGACTGGAGTGGACGAAGGGAACACGGGCTTCACCCTGTGGCAGCACGAGACCGGACTCGACCAGGTCAACTCGGCGGGGACCGAGCCAATCCCATCGCACTTCGAGACGGCTGAGATTTCGATCATCGGAGCGGACAAGCCAGAAGAGGGCGTGCTCCGAGTCGCCGAAGTCGAGCCGGACTTTATCCAGGCGGGAGACCTAACCATTACCCTGAAGGGTCGGGCGAACGCTCGCGCCGCCGTACAGGACTTGGAAACGGCTACGATCACGGAACAGCAAGAGCCGCCCGCCGGAGTCGATGCGGAGAACCAGAACGTTCGGTTCAAGAGAGCCGCGCGATTGGTTAGCGTCAAGTTCGAGTCGAATGCGGTTGCGGGGAACTACCAGATGGGCAAGGACCTCGCGCATGTCGACAAATCTGGTGAGAGGAAGACGCAGTGAATCTAGTCGATCCTCGGGGGCTGGAGAAGAGAGAGTGGGTAGACTATACCGCGGACAATCTCTCTGCCTATCTCCGGGTGATGAAGATAGAGAGTGGAGACCAATGGAAGGAGTGGGGATCGTATGCTCGACAGACTCTCTTCCGCCGTGGTATAGTCGTGCCCGATCCGACACAGTTCGAGGACTTCGAGGAATGGGCTTCCCGGTTTAATCAGATTATCTCGCCTCTTCAATCGCGTCCCTAGGAGATTCAGATGCCGACCGCCGCCGCCAGACCCGATTGGGTTTCCGACGCAGACTGGGAAGCCGCGCTTCAGTTCGCGGACCAGAACTACAACTCGGAGCGAGCGCCCGCCGTTCCGGGGATGTCTCCTGGCATGCAACGCGTCTGGGGACAGCGGACTCCGGATCAGCGCTATCAGGAGCTTCTGAACATGCGGGCTGCGCAGCTTACCCCGGGAGGCCAGTACGGGAACAGCGAGATGGCAAACGGCTTGGTACGAGCCGGAATCATCGGTACCGGCATCGGATCGATCTTCGCCAATCTTCCCGGGCTCGCGGCCGCCGGAGCCGAGACTGCCGGACAAGGGGCGTTGACTTCTACGGCGGGTGACTCGTTCGCGGCCTACGCTCCCGAGACGCTATCGGAAATCGCACCAGCCACCGGAGGCTTGCTACCAGGTGGAGCCGCGCTTCCATACTCGACGGAGCTGATGGCATTTCCTGAGGTGGGGGCGCTTACGCAAACGGGAGCTACACCCGGATTCTTCGCTCGCATGGGGGATTCGCTCCAAGGTGGCTTCCAGAATATGATGCACAACCCGGACGGCAGCCTGAATATCCCAAACGTTCTGAAAGCGGTCGGAGTCGGTGCTACCGGTCTCGGTATGCTCACGGGAGCAGGACAACCGGATGATCAAGGTCCTCCCCCAGGCTGGGGCGATCCAGGCGTAAGCCTTCCGCCGACATCCCCTCTGGTTCGACAGCGGACACCGTATCAGGGCGACTACTCCAGCTATGGCAAGACGAGTGGCGAGCACAACTTCTTCCAGCCTTCCGGTCCTCTCTCAATGGATCAGGCTCCGAGCATGGAACCGTCAGGGGCACGTCGCGGGAATCATATGCTGACCGGCGACGTTCCGATCTCGATGTACGGGAAGGCAGAGGGCGGTCGTAGTCCCACGGGACGTAGCGACGACATCGAGGCTCTGCTGTCCGAAGGCGAGTACGTGATGGACGCAGAGACTGTGGCGCTTCTCGGGGACGGTTCCTCGGAAGCGGGTGCGGATCGGCTCGATAAGCTCCGCTCGCAGATTCGACAACACAAGGGCCGGGCTCTGGCGAAAGGTAAGACCAGCCCGAATGCTCCGGACCCGGCCAGCCTCTTGAAACTGGACGCGGGCGGTCCTGTTAACCCGCAACTCGGAGTGATGGAACTTCCTCCCGTGAACTCGAATCTTCCCGCGCCTCTCCCGAACGCCGGCGGTCAGTACGCAGATCCACAACGGGTCTCTGAGATGCTTAGCCAACTCTCTAAGTCGATCATCCCAGAGGGCGTACGCTCACTCGACAAGTCAGCCGCGAAAGCCTACCTGGAGTATTTGCAGGGGGATAAGCGGGACATGGCGAAGGTTGCGATAGCCGCCCTCGGGCCGCAAGTCACTCAAGCGGAGATGGATAAGTTCGTCGAGCACTTTGCGACGAAGGGTACTACGAGCGGGTTTGCCAAGGGCGGCCGGACCTTCGATCTGCGTCGGATTCAGAACGTACGACCCCGTCAGCCGAGACTTCCATCCAATCTACCCGAGCCGACGACGGGTGATCGCCTAGCTGATGCCGCGAGAATCAGAGGCTTCTTGGAGGTCCTTCGCAAGAAGATGGAGCCGGAGCTACCGCTGGAAGAACCCCTGAAGAAGAAGGATGGCGGCGCGGTAAAGGAACTGAAGACGTTCGCGGACAAGCTAGAGGACGCGCTTACCGTCGGGGATCAACCGAGACTCCAGCTCCTGAATCAACAGATGGAAGGTGCTATTCCGGGCTCGGTCGAGCTGGTGAAGAAGGAATATGCGAAGGGCGGGAAGGTTAGCTTCTCACTCAAGCACATCCTGAATACACTCATGGGCGCTCACGAGCCTACCATGACCGAACAGATTCAGGCGCAGAAGATGAAGGACCTCAACGCCCCGACTCTTACGGATGAGCAAGCAATCGCCTATCTTCGGGCACTCGATCCGCAATCGCCGATAATCGGACAGCTACAAGAGAGACGGGCAGTCGACAGAGACCGAGACATTCTCTCAACGATTCGGGAACAACGTGCTGCCGCCATAGCGGCTCAACGAGGTAACAAACCATGAGTGGCGTCCTAGATTTCCTGTTCGAGGGAAAGCCCCCGCCCTCGACCACGACCTACGGTTCGACCACGACGGACATGCCGAAGTGGCTGAGCGACTATACGCAGGGACTTATCGGCCGAGCGAATTCGATCGCGGGCGAGGAGTACCAGCCCTATAGTGGTCCTCGGCTTGCGGGTCTGAACGAGGATCAGCTCAAGTCCTTCGACATTACTCGGGGCAGCTCGGGCTCGTATCTACCTGGAATGCAAGCCGCGCAGGGAGCGGCCCAGGGCGCACTTACGACCGCGCAGCCGTACTTCAACCAGGCGGCTCAGACGTATCCCGATCAAGCCTCGCGGTACATGGACCCGTATGTCTCGAACGTAATCGATCGAGCGGGTACTCTCGCACAGAGGCAACTGAACGAGAAGTTCCTGCCTGGCGTTCAACAGATGTTCGGGGCGGCGGGGGCTTCGCCGCGATCGACGAACATGCGACGAACGGTGGATCAGGGAGTTCGGGACCTCACAGAAGGTCTACACGAGCAGGCGCTCGGCGCGCTCTCGCAGGGGTACCAGCAAGGAGCGAACGCTTTCAACGCAGACGCCTCGCGGATGGGGCAGCTGGGGTCGAACGTTGCACAGATCCAACTCGGTCAGGGAGCCCTCGGCGGCGCACTCGCGACGGACCTACAGAGCGCACAGCTACGAGACGCCCAGGCTCAGAATGCGATCGGAGCACAACAGCAACAGGACGTTCAGCGTTCGCTCGATCTCGCGAAGTCGGACTTCGAAGCCCAACGAGACTACCCGATGCAGCAAGCGGACTGGCTCTCGAATATCATCCGGGGTACGCCGCACGAGACGACGGGCACGACGACCTCGACGGGACCGGGAGACATCTTCCAGCCGTCGCCACTCGCGCAGCTCGGTTCGTTGGCTTCGGGCGTCGGTGGTATCATGGAAGTCTTCGGAGACAAGAAGCGCAAGGGCGGTCGTATCCGTCGGCAATACAACCGAGGCGGTGGCGCCTTGAGGTACGCACATGGTTAAGCGATTTCAGGAAGGCGGTCTAAACACCGACGACGATGAGGATGTCGGCCTTGGGGCGATAGGCGGCCTCGATCCGAGTATGCTTATGATGATGAGCATGTTCGGCGGGACGAGCACAGAGGAGTCACGGGACTACTCGAAGCGTATCCTGGACAAGGGCCTGGCCGAGGGTCCGGACCCGATGTCGAAAGCAGTTCAGGCCAAGGAGGCACAGACCGCGCAAGTTCGAGCGGCGCTTCGGAAGGCTCGTGAGACGCTACTCGCCCAGGACTTCAACAAGGGCGACTTGCTCTTGGCCGCGTCAGCCGCGCTCGGTCAACCCACACGCTCCGGGGCGATGGGCGAGAGTCTGTCGAACGCCGTTCAGGCGATCCGGGGCCCACTAGCTGAACGTCGGAAGTTCAACCGTGAGCGCGACTCGGCGCTGTCGGAACTCGATCTAGCCGAGGCGGGAGCAGACGAAGGCGTCACGAACTTGCGCTTCCAGATCGAACAGCTCGAACGCCAGCAGCAGGGTCGGATGGAAGTGGAGGCTCTCAAGAATCTAGGGAAGCCGACACTCGGAAAGAGCCCCCTCGCGGGAATTATTCCACAGGCTGCTCAGGCGACCGATCGAGCGTACTCCAAGGAGTATCTCGACTACATCCAGAACGGACAGGGGAAAGCCTCACAAGGTCTCGGCGTTCTTCACTTTGCGTCCGATCTTTTGCATTCTGGCCGGGATACGTATACCGGTCCGGTGTCCGGAACTATCGCGAACGTCCCGTTCATCGGTCGATGGCTCCAGGACATTACCAACCCCAGGGGGGGAGACGTTCGAGACCTAATCGAACAGACGGTCCAAGAGTCGCTGCGTCCGATCCTAGGCTCGCAATTCACGCAACAGGAAGGCGAGCGGCTGATCCAGCGGCTCTACAATCCCAACTTGGAAGAGTGGCGGAACGCTCGTCGGCTCGACTACTTCATCAAGCAGCTCGAACGGGCTTATGCGAGTAAGAATGCTCTTGCTGCATATTACGGCAAGAATGGAACTCTCTGGGGATTCCAGGCGCCGGCACCCTACAAGACTGACGATTTCGTTCTCCCAGACGAGATCGATAACGCCGGACAGGAGGTCACGGCGGAGGATGCCGAAGGTCTATCCTCAGCTGCTCGTAAGGTTCTGGGTACCGGAACAAGAATCTATGGTAAAGATGACGCGGAGATGGCCGAGATCGAGCAAGCTATGAAAGAGCAGGCAGAGTTCGAGGCGGGTCGAGGCCAGCCTACTCCTCGGCTCCAGGCCAAGGGGGGTCGTGTTCGCCCCTTCCAGAAGGGAGGGCCGGTAGATTCTCCGGGGGTTGGAGGGCCGGTAGACGCAAGCAATGAGATCATCGTCCGAGCGCCATACGACGAGGACGAGAACACGGCTGCAACCGGGATCGAGCAGCTATGGGAAGCCCTTGGTCTAGCGCCTCATATCATCGGCGGGGGCGCGCTGACAGTCGGGCTTGAAGAAGTCTTAGCGGGACTCGCACGGCGTATGGCCGTCGCGCAGAACCCCGCTCACCGTCGAGTGAGCGACGCCATGACTCGCGCAGGGATTGATCCGGTCGAGGCAGCCGAAGACGTTAAGCGAGGACGGCGCGCGGGCGTTCCGCAGCAGCTTATGGACGTGGACGCTCCCGGAGTCCAGGTACTCGCAGAGCGCGGATTCCAGTATGGTGGGAAGGACGCAACACAGGCGCTAGAGGATCTTCGTGATCGGGTCTCGGGTAGCCGGGAGCGGGTGAACGATCGGATCAACGCCGGTATGAAGCCCGATCGCTACCACGACCAAGCAGAGAAGTTTACAGACAACGTCTCGAACGAGGCTCGTCGTCAACTCTTCCAGCCGGTCTTCGACAAGTACCCCGGCATCAAGGAGGACCCCATCCTGACTGAAATCATCCAGACGCCCGAGGGACAGAAGGCTCTCGACTTCGCGATGCAGATCTACCAGAACACCCCTGGAAAGAAGATCGGAAAGGCCGACATCGCGGGAATGGTCCGGAAGCCCTCACTGGAGTTCTATGACTACGTTCGTCGCGGGCTCGATCGGTCAATCTCACGCGAGGAGGCCAAGAGCAAGGAGGACGCTCCGAACGAGATGGTGGATGTTCTCCGCGAGCTTCGCAAGACCTATACCGATCGTCTGGACTCGCTCGCGCCGCTAGGGTACAAGGCCGCCCGTCATCAGTATGCGGGCGATCTCGAAATCCAAGATGCGTTGAAGAAGGGCAAGAACTTTATGAAGTATCGACCGGAGCAGCTCCAGGAGATGGCCTCGGCCATGTCGTTTCACGAGAAGAATGCCGCTAGGACGGGTATTGCCCAGGACCTTTACGAGACGCTGGGTCGCTCCACGGCTCCAGGATTCAACGCCGCGCAAAAGATTATCGGATCGGAGGATGTACTCAGTCGGCTCAAGCCTTTCTTCGACAACCCGAGGCAGGAGAAGATCTTCACGACCGCGCTCGAACGTGAGGCCGAACTATTCCGAACGGGGAACAAGCTTCTCGGTCGCGCGGATCGGGCTCGGATGCAGGGAGAGCGCGCTCGACAGGAACCCCTGGAATATGTCGCTAAGCGGGCGGGTGGGTTCCGGTTCGCGATCTCGCCCATGGGTTGGGCGCTCCGGCTCTACCGTGACCTTCCGAACATGAGCGAGAAACAAGCTCAGCAGGTTCTGAAACTACTCCAGTCAGGAACTCCCGCGGAGATGGACTCCTTTTCTCGTACCGCGACAAAGCTCGCGAAGTTCGGAGCACAGAAGGGCGCACGGCGTGCTGCGGCTCTCGGCATCGGCGCGGCAGTCGGAACCTGGCTCGGTCAGCGAGAAGGCCGGGAAGAGGAGAACCAGTGACATGGCCAAGGGCGGAAAAGTTCCGAAGTCTGGAGTCAAACTCCAGAAGCTTAAAGAAGCTCTGATAGATGGGCTGAGTGACGCTGTGGTGTGGACAGGAACCGTGGGGGCTGGCGCCGCAGGTGGTTATCTGGTCGAAGAACACAGGAAAGCCGTCCGAGAACATGAAAAGACGATGGAAGAAGTCGAGGAGTTGAAAGCGCGGATTCGGCGGGAAGTCGAGCGTGAAAACGAGCCTGCTCTTCGTAAACTGCGCGGTTATGCCGAGGGCGGCGCTGCTGATGGAGGGCCGACCGGGCTCGCCGGACTGCGGAACCTCGCAGACTGGTGGAACGAGTTCATGCTACCTGGGGATGTCGAGGACCCGAAGATTCAGGCGGCGCGCTCGGCAGCTAAGGAAGATACCAAGCGGTTTATCGGATCGGCCGCCACCAACGTGTACGGCGTGGACGATGAAGGAAAGGTACGGCTTCCGTTTCTCCACGATCCGACGAAGGACAAGTCCGAGCCACCCCGGCCTGGAATCGTAGACCAGACTCTGGCGCTACCGGACTGGTTCGCTCAATGGGGAGGCGGTCGTGGACCGCAGTGGTCTCAGGACGCCAACACCCGAACCGAGCAGGTTCTGGATGAACTCCAGAGACGGCTGGGTTACTCCGAGGCCGATGAGCCTCTGGAGTACTTCGTTGAAGCTGGCGGCACGATGGCCGGGCAGCCGCCGGTTCCGGCCGGATCGTTCAAGGCGCTGAAGGCTCCGTTCGCAGCGGCCGGCAAGTACGCTCGTGACGTCGCCGGTCCTGTTCTCGGACGGATCGGGCAAGCCGCGTCGGCGATCCCCCGCGCTGGTATTGAGTTCTTCGGTCCGATGATCGAGCCGTCGGCGTACAACTACCTGTCAGGGACGGCGTTCGGCGGAGCGCTTCGGACTCTTACCGACCAGTTCGCCGAGCCCACGCTCGAAGACTTGATTCGAGATAACGGTGATGTCGCCGCGCCCGATCCTAACCTGGAAATATCCTCGTATACCCCTGAAGAAATCTCCGCCGCGCGTGCCCGCTTGGAAGAACTCCGTCGTAAAATAGCGGAAGGCGAAGCGACGGAGAACGGTATGGCGAAAGGTGGTAAAGTTAAACTGAATCTTTTACAGGAGGCCATTAACCTGTATTCGACGCTGAAGAAGGCGCCGGACACACGCACGCAGGGTTGGGTCTTCGACCATATCATGAAGCGTCTCGAACAGCACTCCCGGGAAACCGGGAAGCCTATCGACGATGTGTTCGATGAATTTGAGTTGTCGAAGGGAAACGACGAACCTTTCTTCGGTCCCCGCGAAGATCCCGTCAAGCATGCGAAGGGTGGTAAGGTCCCGCCGAAGACCGGGCTGATGGAACTACGGAAAATGGTCGAAGGGCTCATGTCCGACAATCCGAATGTCGAGGGGACCGGAAAGGAGCTGGTTCCGACGCAGGAGGATAAGGTCCAGGCTTTCGTTGAGTCGCTGAACCCGGTTACGCCCGGGACTCGCAAGGCGCTTGAAGACCGGCTCCTGCAGCCGGACAACGATGTGGATAAGGCGTATCGAGCACAGCAGGCAAAAGCCGAACAGGAGTCGCTACTGGAGACGCCGGTCTCTCGACGTGACGTGCTTAAGGGCATGGTCTCGCTCGCGAGCCCGGTCGACATCAGCCCGATGGCTCTTCTCGGCCCTGACCTGGAAGCTCTGACGAAGCTCGATGAAGCCATGGTTCCCGAGCATGGGTTCCCGATTAAGAAGGTCTCGCTGTCTCCTGCGAAGCTCGCGGCATTTCTCACCGACGCTTGGGGCAGTGTCTTTCAGGGTAGTAACGAGGATGCCGTTCTCCACGAGGCTGATCGATTCGACCAGCTTGAGGGCGGTGAGGAGATTGCGGCGGCTCTACGTGGATGGTATCGTCGGATGAGTGAGGGACCGAGCTATCACGATCCGAATACACCTCCGGAGGTAGTCGATGCCTCGCTGGAGAAGCTTAACGAGGAGATGGATCTAGAGGGTAAATTCCAAGACTTCGCCCGGGCCAAGGGCCTTCTTCCTAATGAAAAAGAATGGTCAGAGCATGGAGATATGAGCTTCGCTGAACCTCCCCGACTGGGTGCTCGGAGCGTGATCGAGGAGGCTATTCGCGACGCCCGTAGCGATTGGCGTGAAGGCGAGGGTGAGGAAGAAGCCAAAAGCTTCGAGAAGCTACTCGATGTCCTTGGCCCGCGCGCCGATGAGTTATTTGCCCGAGCTTATATGAGCGAGAAAGTTCCTCCAGAGCTAGACGAAGCCTTCAAGCAAGCTGGACTCGATATTGGCTCCTGGGACGCGATCGTCGATGGAATGGAATCGATCTATGGCCCTTACGGTCATATTCAGAACTGGATCGATGCGCCGCCCGAGCTTCGCGACGAGTTTCACGAGTTGGAGCAGTATACCGTCGAGCATCCGAATTGGCATGAGACAGAAGAAGGTCGTTCCAAGCGCGATCGAATGCGGGAGATCGAGGATACTATCTTTCCAGCCAATGACTCCTACGCTTATCAGGTTCGCGACCTCAAGCTAGACGACGAGAACGCCGACGCCGCGAAGATGATCAATCGGTCACGCGAGAAGCGCGGTGACTACGGAGACGACGATGCCGAGTAAGTCCAAAGCCCAGGCCCGACTCATGGCCGCCGTCGCACACGGCTGGAAGCCTGATCGGATCGACGGGCCGCCGCTATCGGTTGCCAAGGAATTCAACCGGGCAGACACCCGCCATCGAGGCTATTCTAGGGGCGGTCTATCCCGTCCTCCGGTTACGTTGTCGGGGAAGGCTCTACCCGGACCCGGGAAGGGCTCCACCCTAGGTAAGACGGCGAAGGTCGGCGCGCTAGGGGCGGGAACCTACGCCGGGAGCGGCCTCGCCGCTAAGCCTACGCGCCCGGGAGGAGCGTTGTCGGGTAAGACCCCGGATAGGGTAGCGGGTAGGCCCTCCAACCTGCGCCCTAGGCCCGGACGCGGCGTCAATCCGCAGCTCGCTCTATCGGGTACCGTATACCACGAGGCTAAGGACCGGTTGGAGTCTCTACGGAAGCAGGTCTCTACCAAGAAGAAACCGTCTCGCCGATCTCTGGAGCAAGGTCTCTAGGCAAAAAAGAGGCCGGGTTTCCCCGGCCCCAATCACTTCCTCCCCAATCGGTCCCTATGCTGGGACCAGTCCCTGATGATCCATGAGTCTCGTGATATGTCCCGTCGCCCCGCTCTTCATTCCGGATGCGATGACTACTCCTTTCGCCAGCCTCTTCTCGAAGACCCGTGTCCCATACTCCCTCTTCAGGACGTTATAGACTTCCAGAGTCTTCGGCGGGACACTCGCCGGAACCGGGCCGATACGCACGGCCAGTTTCCCTGGATACCTCTTCTTCTTTCCAGCCTTAGTTGATCGTCCTTTTCGCGGGTACTTCCGCCGTAAGGGTTTTACGGGAAGCGGTACGACGCCCAGCTCCATAGGAACTCCTGCTACCTTCGCTGCGTCTAGCAGGAGTTCGAGCTTTCGCTCCAGGTCGATGCCCCCGATGAATGCGACGAACTTTATCATTTGCAGTCTCTCCGATGTGGTTGAACTTAACCGTACCATCGTCAAGCGCTTTCATCCGTACGAGCCGGAGTCGGAGCTTGGCTTGGTACTTATCTCTTTCCGCTTCGGTCTTGTTAGCCGACCAGTTTCGAGTGCTACTGTAGCACTTCGAGTCGAGCCCTTGCGTAAGCTCGCCCGAGTCTCCACAGAGTCGGCATCTTCCAACCCGTTTCGATCTCCTCTTTCTCATGGTTTTCCTTTCTTCAGTTTCTTGAGGACCTTTCGCAGAGCCTTCTCGTCCTGGTAGGGAGCGTGGAGACCCTGTGAACGGAGGAACCGACGGAGCTTGGGGCTAGGTAGCTTCCACTCCGCAGCTAATCCAATGATTAGCTCGGCCCCGGCAGTCTTAAGAGGAGCCTTCGGTGGACTGAACAGCGAAGCCTTGACCTCGATCTTCTTCTTGTTCGGGGGCAGGGGCTTCTTCTTGCCGTTCGCGGATTGCAATAAAGACCGGGCCTCTAGTGAGAGGGGCTTCCCGATCTCCATGATCCGTTTTATGAACTGCTCAGGCGGGTACGGCGTGCCCGGTCCGAACGGATGAGATACCGGACGACAGCTCTCTACCACCTCCAGGGGTAGGTCGATCGTTCCGATCTCAGTCTCAAGGATTACGACGCAGTGGGCGAGCTTGTCTCCTCGAAAGCAGAGCGACGGCTTATTGCCACTCCAGACGACCGCTCCTCCTTGGCGGATCGTCCGGTCCGTAGGAATGAAACGGACCCCCATGTTTTCCACGGGGCTCTCATCCGTTCACCGCCACTGCCCTCGTAGCTTGGAGCTTGAGAATCCGATCATCGATCTCGTCGATGACCTTTTTCTCTGGCCCCGTCGCCGGTAGCTCGCGAAGCGCGGCCGTATGCTTCCGCATCTTCTTGAGTCTTCTGACTACCTCTTTCTCTTCTTTGGACATTGCAAGTCTCCTTTCACCCCGAGCGCGGGGAATCCGCGCCGTACTTAGAATTATACGACGTTCTGAAAACACGAATTACACTAAATTCACGGCATCATTCAGGGATATAGGGGTACTCGTCGGTACCTCCGGAGCCGAGTTTCACAGTCACGGCACCGATCTTGGCGAGGGTTTGGTAGATATCGGACGGAGCCGGGGAACCGGTGTCCGCGTTGCTAACGAGCTTGACTCCGAGCTCACCGACGAGCTTGACGAGACTCTCGAATCGGTGCGTGGTTCTCTCGAAGTGAACGGTCTCCGCTTCAATCGCGCGGAGGAACTCACCCTCTGGTGTCTGTGTTCGTTCGTAGGCGGACTGATTCACGTCTCGACACTGACACAGGTCGATTGTGATTCCGCACTCGGTACAACGTTCCTTCTGGCGGGGATCTAGAAATGTGCAGATTCTCATTGTCTCTCTCCTTCCAGGGTTTGTTTTAGTTTCTTCAGGGCGTAGCCTGGATCGCTTTGTTCTAGGATCAGAACTGAAAAGAATTTGAGTCGGTGAAGAGGTGCTCCGTTGAAGGAGTCACCAAACTTTCCGGGGATGAAGTAGATGCGATCGCCGACACGCGCGACGATGTGAACGAGGCCGCCGTACTTGACGTGCTCTCGTATCCAAGTCTTTTGACTTTTGTGGAGCCCGGTCCGTTCGTCCTTGAACGGGACCTCGGCGTTTGGATGCTGAGCGTCCTTGAGCTCTAGCCAGCCCTCGACTTTGGCAATTCGATAATTGACGTCGGGAGTGCCGGGGCCGGTCTCTCCGTTCTCAACCCTGGTATAGTGTCCCTGCGGGCAATAGGGGTGGAGCCACTTCCAGAGGTTTGTTTCTGACATGCGAAAACCTTTTCCCACTCGGAGTTCTTATAGATATCGTCGAAGACCTTGTTCAAGGTTGAGGTCATAAGCAGTCGGAACTCCGCGGAGGACATGATGCGAGCACCGATGACCTCCTTAGTTTGGAGCATCGAGGCGGCGAGTGCCTTCGCCATTGAGTCCCCGACCACTTCGATCGGAACGGTCTCTGGAACCACAGGCAAAGGAAGCGCCGTCGCGATGACGGCACCTCCGACTTGCTTGAGAAAGCCCCTGCGGTTCATTCCGGTTTGAGAGTCACTTCACCCGTGAGACGCATGGGTGCCGCCGTGGCGGGTACTTTTGTTTTGACCCACAGTGAAATCTCGAACTCTTGGGTTCCGATCTTCAGATCGCCTCGGTAGTGCGGCTGACCCTTTGGTACGGCGCCGCCGTCTCGTGCCGCTCGTCTTTCTTGCTCGTCGGTCGTTGAGCGTTTGGAGTTGAGATAGACGGTGAGCGTGCCGTCGTTCTTTCTGGTATTCTTTCCACGAGCCATCATTGCTCTCCTAGAGAAAGGGCGCGCCGCGGCGTACTCGCTGGCGGGAGGCAGGGCTCATAACGTCTGCCTCGGAACGGTGTCCCACGCCCTAGGCCGATCAGAGACCGAGCGCCTTGCGCGCGGCCTTCAGGTCCTTGGACCCTTCCTTCCAGCGCCACCGGCCGCCGTCGGGCTTGCCCAACTCGGCGTCGCGGAGCTTCACGCGTGCGGACTGCGCGTTGATCCCGGCCTCTTCGGCCAGGTCCTGGATCGAGACGCCGCCATCGTCGTCCCCGTTTTTGGACTTCGACTTCTTGGCGGACTTGCCACCCTTCGCGGCCTTGGCAGCTTTCTTGCCCTTCTTGGCCTTGGGAGCTTCCTCCTCCTCGTCGTCCTCGTCGCCCTCATCCTCGTCGGACTCGTCGCGACCGGTGTCCTCGTCGTCCTCTTCCACTTTCTTTGCTTTCTTGGCCATCTTCGTTTTCTCCTTCTTGGTTACAACAACTCTAGGCTCCGGTAGAGGCTTCTTCAGCTCCCTCTGGATTGCTTCGAGTACCTTTGACATCTTCATCTTACTTCCGCCGATGCTTGTCGATAACTAGACGCGCTATGCTCTTCTTCTTTCGGACTGCCTCGTAAATCTGCTCGTCGATACTCTCGTTTGCCATGAAGTAAATGTAGTTTACCCTACGGCTGGCGAATTCCAGAACTCGAAACTTCGCCTGTTCATGGCTGATATTGGAATAGTCCCAACTATACATGAGGAAGGTATTGGCCGCCGCTAGGTCCACCGCCTCTCCAGACCGTATTTGCATCAGGATAGTATCGGTGTCGAACTTGCCGTCGAAGTACTCTCCCCCCGCCAGTCTCTTCCACGAGCGTCCCAGCCTCTCTATCTGACGGCCGATGCGTTCGATCTCGTGTGTGTACTGGACGCATATAACTAGCTTCTTTTTCTTCGGAAACGCTTTTACGACTTTCACTAACTCTATCAGTTTCTCCCGGCCAATGGGAATGATGCTTTTGATTATTTTCGGCTTTCCCCTAGGGGAGAGGACGGGTATCCCCTCTTCATCGAATACGGGTTCCTTATGAATCAGGTACCCACCGGTAAGCTGTTGGAGCTTCGAGACCAACGTGATTACGAGCGGCGTGCTCACCTTCTTCTTGCGAACCTCGGTCTGTAGGTCGCGCTCTAGCTCGTTGTAGACCCTACGGCTATCGGGCTTAAGGTCGAACCGAACAACGCGCCTCGTCGCGAGGTAGGGGCGGCGTCCGGACCTCCTTTGGGCTTCACGTAGAGTTACCCGATAGCTGTACTTCTGGAAGATGCTCCGGAACCTCTTTGAGTTACGGTACCCTGTGATGACTTTATAGAAGCGTCTGGACTTCTTGTTCTGCTGGACGTCGAACTTCAGATACATGTCGGAGAACTCTTCCCACGAGTCTTCCATAGCCCCATGCTCAACGAAATCCATAATTGCCCAGGCGTCTTCGCGGACCTTGTCGACGGGCGTCCCGGTTAGGAGCAGACGGAACTTCGACATCCGTCCGAGTGAGCGAATCATAGAGGATTGGAGCGACCCCCGACCCTTGATTCTGTGTCCCTCGTCTACGATAATGAGTATCTTCTTATCCGCCCAGGTCTTGCGAAACCGATTACGCCACCAGCGTCGATCCTTTGCGGATCGGCATAGAGCCTCATAGTGGATGATAACCTTTTCGCAAGGCCAGTCCGGTTTGATATGTTCTTCGAGCTGCTGTCTCCAAACCCTGATGGCCTTCTTCGGACAGACGATAAAGAGGACATCGGGCTTCCGGGCATCGGCTACCGCGAGCGCAATTAAGCACTTCCCGGTTCTCTGCTCGGGGAAAAGAGCGAAGCCGTCGTGCTCCAACGAGCGGGCGACGGCCTCCTCTTGATGCGGTCTTAACTCAGTCAGGATCACGAGACTAGACTAGCTCGATCTCGCTTTCTTCCAGCTCCCATTCGGTCTGCTTGGAGTCCTCGACGTAGATCGTGTCGTCGTCGATTGACGTAATGACACCGGACTTGGCCTTGCCCTTGTCGTCCTTGAACTTGACCTTCATCCCGGCGCGGAGTTTCTTCTTGGCCTTTTTGCTCTTCTTCTTGGGGGCCTCTTCCTCCTCGTCGTCATCTTCGTCTTCGTCCTCGTCGTCATCCTCGTCGTCTTCGTCGTCCTCATCCTCATCCTCATCGTCTTCGATGGGTTTGGACTTCTTCTTTTTCTTGGGTGGAGGCTCGTCGTCATCGTCGTCGTCCTCCTCATCATCGTCATCGTCGGAGTCGTCGTCCTCCTCATCATCGTCTTCTTCGTCTTCGTCATCGTCCTCGTCATCCGACTTCTTGGACTTCTTCACGTCGCCGCGCGACTTGGACTTGGGACGTTCCTCCTCCTCGTCATCGTCCTCCTCTTCGTCCTCGTCTTCCTCGTCACCGGCAGGACGGAATCCGTTGATCCGGGGCCGAATCTTGTCCTCGTACTCCTCGTTGAGGATTTCGACATCGCACTCCAGATCGACGAACATCTCCTCGTTCAGGTCCATGTCGTCGTCGGGGACTTCGACGCCGCAGGCTTCGAGCAGAGTCTTCGTCTTCCAGAGAGCGCTCGGGGTGAGCACGAGCTGGTCGAAGACGGTGGCCTTCTCCTTGCCGCGGGTTACTTCCCACTTCAGTTTGAACATCTCGTTGTCGTTCGAGGATGTTCCCAGCTCGGCCTCCTTGATTCGGCCATGAGCCCATCCGTCTTCGATTGAACGGCCGCCGGACTCGACGCCGGACATCGATACGGTGACTGATTTCTTCTTCTTGCCCTTCTTAACGGGCTTCGACTTTGCCATGCTTCTTCTCCTTCTTTACCACGTGGTTGAAATTCTCACCAGCCTCGATGGCCACGAGTTTCTGGTAAGAGGGATCGACGATGAATTCCGGTAGCTGGCCGAACTCAGGCGGTCGTCGAATCTTGGTTGTGTAGACCGGATGGGGGCCTATACGCATACAGTACTCGGTATGGATGAGTGGCTTTCCGGTCTTCTTGCTCTTCTCCTTGATCTTCCGGATATAGCTCTGTCCGATGATATCGCAGGCTCCTGCTACGAAGTCGCCGATGGAGGGGAGTACCCGAGCCCCTACTGACGGATCCAGGTCTCCCTCCTCACCCTCAGAGGAGTCGAACGCTCGCTCGTGGGCTAGAAAGACGACGTGATAGAGGTCGGAGAGCTCACGATATGACTGGAGCCAGGTCTTCATATCGCCCGAGAGCTTACCCCACTTCTTGAAGCCCTGAAAAGGTTCGTCCTCATCCATGCGGAAGTGCTCGCGTACCGCCTTCATACAAAGATCCTGGAGACCCGTGATCTGATCGAGAACGATCGTCTTGTACTTCTGCCCGTCTCGTAGATGCCAGTAGAGATCGAGGAAGTCCTCCCAGGACTTGACCTTGGCAACCTCGACGTTCTTGACGTTCCGTACGGTCTTGAGCCCCTTCTCGTTGTTGATGTCTATGAAAAGGATCGGCCCGGGGAACGTCGCCGCCGTCTTCGTCTTGCCTCGGCCGGACTTCCCGTAAAACAGCGCAACGATATTCTCGGCCAGCTCCCCGATCGACTTGATCCCCCGGACCACGCGAGACTTCTTGTCTTTAAGCCGCTTCTTCAACACTTTCTTCGGCATCGCCCCAATCTCCTTGATGTTCTTGGATGGTATAATCGCGCTTCCTTACGAAGTCCGCGTCCAGACCCCGTACCTCTGCCTCGCAGAGCGAACGGAAGTCACAGGTCTTGCAGTTGAATCCCGACATGTGCCTCGGCGCGATTGCTCCTAGGGACTTTCGGATCACGGCCGTCGCCCGGGCGTCCTCCACGACACTCTCGACCATCTTCTTGTTCGGGGCCGGTAGCGGAACGCGCTCGAAGAACGACCGCTCCTTGCCCTCCAGCTTATCGAGAATATCACGATAGTGTTTTGGGTTGAGGTCGTGCTCCTTGATAGCTTCGAGGTAGGTGTGCTGATCGGTGTCGATATTCGCCCGCTTCGTTAGCTGCCCGTTCTTAAGCAGCTCGGGGACGGCGGGCATCTTCATCCGGCCGTAGTCCCAGAGGATACCGTCGATCTGGTCTTCCTTCTTGTGTGTCTGGTTCCAGGCCCAGTAGTAGAGTAGAGTCTGGATATCCGAGAACCGATCCGCAGGCCCCGGAATCACCCTGTTGAATTTGTGGTCGATAAGGAACCGGCGGCCGCCCTTATCGCGGACGATCGCATCGATGAAACCGATCAGGCGGATCTCTTTCGTGAGGTCCGTGATAATGGGAGCCTCGCTGTACTCGTAGATCAGACCGTCTTTCCTCCAGCGCCGCAGGTAGCTCTCGAACAGCTTCTCCGCGACTAGGGGAACGTCGCCGAACTCCTCCCGCTCGGACTTGAACAGTTCCTTGTACTCCCTCTGGTACTTAGCGAGAATTTTCCAGGGGTCGTTCATGTAATTCGGGAGAATCCGAGCCTTGATCCACACGTCGATCATCTCGTGGAGGATCGTACCGATGAACGCAGGCCGTGACGGCTTCCGGCGCTTGAGGTTCTGTCGATACCGGTAGTCCCAAGCCTTGGGGCACTTCCTGGCTTGGCGAATTTCGCTATACGAGACACGTGGCATTTTTCTACTCCCGGCCGCGAGGGTTGTTTTCCGGCGAAATGTGTTTAGCAGTTACAGATACTTTTGAAGCCGATCTGCGAAGTCTACGCGACTTTCTTTGTAATTGGAAGCTTGTATGCTTTCCCGGCGCCCCACGGACCTATCTCGATCTCTCCGTCCATCGGTATCTCCATGCGGACCTTGAACTTCTGAAGCAACCGAGGCTTGCGTATAATCTTGATTACCTGCGGCAGCATCTCGTCTTCGCAGCCGTCGCGAATCAGGCCAAGGAGCGCGTCGTGGTGTTCTCCGACTAGCCTGAGCTTATCGCGATCGAGGGTCTCGTGGATTTCGACGAGGACGGCCGCCTTCCAGTCACCAATCGTACCTTGAACCGGAGAATTGATCGCCTGTCTCTCGGCTTCCATGCGAAGTCCCTTCTCGCTCGATTCGATCCCCGGTAGCCGTCTGCGACGGCCAAAGAAGGTCCTCACGAAACCGTTCAGCTTCACGAGTTTCTTTTGCTTGTCGTGCCAGCGGGGTAAATCGCTGTAGAGTTGAAAGTAGCCTTCCCTGCAAGCGTGTGCCTCGTCCCATGTTGGCTCCCAACCGTATTTGGTTTTCGCGGTGAGTATGAACTTCTTCTCGTACATTCCATAGACGTATCCGAAGTTGATCGCCTTCGCTTTCTTCCGGGCCTCTTTCCAACCAGGCCAAATCTTGATCGCGGCCTCGTGGCCTATCTTCAGTAGCTCGTCGCACGCTTCCGATATCCGCATTTTCTTTCCGGTGGTCTTCTCGGCTGTGTCGATTACCCGCTGGGCGTACTCTCCCGAGATATACCCGGCCGCGATCGCGAACATCATCGTCCGCCAGTGGATGTCTATTCCCTCGGTAAAGCACTTTCTCATTTCGAGGTCGCCCGACATCTGGGCTATGATTCGGAGTTCGGCTTGAGAGATATCCGCTTGGAAAAATTTCCAGCCCGGTGGCGCGATAACCAGATTCCGAACGGACCCGTCGCGTGGGATCGAGTGTATACGCGAGGCATATCGACCTGTAACTGTTCCGTGGATTTTGTATGAAATGTAGAGCTTGTCCTCGACCATGAGTTTCTGGAATCCGATAACATACGTACTCCTGAATTTCGAGACTTCGCGGACTTCGATGAGTTTGTCGACGATTGGATGCTTACCCTTGAGGTCTAGGATCGCGGTCTCGCCCGTAGACGGCGCGCCCTTAGCCGTAAACGCTACGCACTTGATCCCGAGGTCCCCATAGAGAATCGCACCGACCTGCTTCGGCGAATTCCAGTTAACCTCCTTTCCACCGACGAGGGCCTTGAGGTCATGCTTAAGCTTGATCTCGCGGGACAGAAGGTCGAGTCCGAGTTCTTCTAGGGCCGTGACGTTCATCGTCTTGCCCTCTAGCTCGATATCCTCCATTGCCCGGACGGCTGGCATGACGAGCTCATAGAACAGCCGGAACTGGCTCTCCTCTTCCTCCAGCTTCTTCTGGAAGACGTGTTTTAGCCGAAGCGTATAGCCGCAGTCCCGAGCGTTATACTGGAACAGCTTCATCGGATCGACAATGCCGCGCTTCTCGGCCGTCGTCAGATCATACTCGGGCACGTCGAGATACTTGCGGGACATCGACTTAAGATCATGCTCTTCATTCTCATCGAGCGTATGACTCGCGAGCATCGTATCGAACGTAATCTTAAACCGACGGTTGACGTAGCGCTGGAGCCACAGGTTATCGAATTTGCCGTTCTGAGCGATAACGCCTTTGTTCCCTCGGATCGCCATGCCGATAATCATCCGCATGAGAAACTCGAAGGACTTCCCCCGACACCACGGGGAGCCTCGGTGGAACTTGAGCTTTTTCGAGTTCGCTCGCGACGGATACCAGCCCGGTCGCATTCGTGGAATAACCCATGTGCGGTTCTGCAGCCCGATCCCGACGCAGTTAATCCACCCCTGTCCGTCGTGCATGAAAAGGCCAGAGGTTTCCAGGTCGAAGGAGAACTCAGGCGCCTCGCGAAACTCACGGAGGAACTTCTGGAGGTTCCCTCGACGGAGAATTGCCCAGTTCAGCGTATTGTCGGGCGGGGGTTCGTCCCGGGCGATCCGCGCGAGCCGAGCGATGTCTTGTTGGAAGTCTACCTCCTTGCCCGGATCGTAGAGCATCGCCGCTGGGTGGTAGGAGACGTACCCTGTGAACGGGTGTTTGTCCGGGGGAATTAGCTTGCCGTGGTGCTTCGTTACCGCTGCGACCCCTTTGAAGAGCGCTTTCGTGGGCGTGGCCCCAAGCGAAACGACAATCTCGGGCTTAATGCGCGCGATCTCGTAGTCCAAGTACTCTCGGCACGCCTTGATCTCCGCAGCGGCCGGTGTACGATTATCAGGAGGACGGCAGCGTACCACGTTAGTAATAAAAACATCCCCATCCAATCCATTTTTCCGTAACTCCGCTCTGAGTTTCTGTCCGCTGGCACCCATGAACGGGCGGCCAGTCCTCTCTTCTTCGCGGCCCGGAGCTTCCCCAACGACCATGACCGTCGCGTTGCGCGGCCCCTCGCCTGCCAGACAGACGGTACCGTCCGTTGTTTTATGTAGCGGACACTTCGTACAGGCGGGATTCAGCGAGGGCACTAGAACGCTTCTCCAGGTTCGAGGGCGATTGAGTTTAGGAGGTCCTGTAACTCTACCCAGACCGTCTCCTGTCGAGCATGGCAACTAGCCGTTACCTTCAGCATCCCCTTCCCCACGTCCGGTTCCACTCGGATAGATTCTACTGGACGTTGGCAGAGTCGACACCTCGGGAGGGGAATGATTAAGGGACCATCGTTCGATTCGTACTCCGGCTTGTTTGAGTAGCGCAATGGGACTGGTGTCCCGGTACTCTGTATCGTAGACAACTCGGACGATTCCGGCGTTGATGGCAAGGATTGCACAGGCCCTACAGGGACTGGCAGTTGTGTAGAGGGTGGCTCCTTCGACTCGGATTCCGTAGCGGGCGGCAAAAGCGATTGCATTGGCTTCTCCGTGAACGGTATCGACGCAGGGCCGATCCGCCGAACAGGTAGTAGGATTACAGTGCGGTAAGCCTGAGGGTGCTCCGTTGTACCCTGAGGATAGGACCCGACCGTCAACGGCAAGGACGGCCCCGACCTGACGCCTGAGGCACGTACTTCTCAGCCTTACGACCCACGCGATGTCCATCAGCATCTCGTCTCGGGATATTCTTGTCACGTACGACTCTCCTCGGTCTCGACATCAGAAACGTGTAAGCTCGGCGAAGACTACTGAACCCCTCGACGTTGTTCGCGGAATCCACGACGTAGTAGGCCGTCCAGTCCCACCAGTTGGCGGGCGGACCCTGCGACCGGATTCGTAGGTCCGGATAGCGTTCGCACTGGTACTCGACGCACCGCAGACCGCTACGCTCACGGTCGTAGATTCGCTGGAACGTGAGGTCATCGGGAATCTTGAGGACTCGCTTTGCCATAGAGTCTGTTCCAGTCATTTATGAACATATGGAGAGAGACGCAATGAAACGTGAAGAAGCCGAGTTTCACGTCGTTCCAGCGACGGTGATCCGACTCCTGTTCTGTCTCTTGAAGCTGTCGGAGGAGCCAGATCGAGAGCCTGATTGATAGGTATAGGTCGTCGCGGAAGTGTCGGAAGAAGTCGCACGATCGGATGTAATACGTGGTGTGGAGATATCCGTTACGGAGAATCCAGTGGTAGCCCAGGCTACACGGAACGCGCTCGCCATGGACCACGCCGGTGTCCTCCGGGAACCAGACAGGGAGATACGCTTGTCGGGTAAGTGGATCTCCCAGGAGATGATTGACGACATCATTGAGGTCTCCGTAAGGGTATCGAATACCTCGCAGGAATCCCTTGGTCGAGTGCTCGTCGTCGCCCGCGAGCTTTGGCCAGTACCGTTCCATGTAGGTATGGCTGAACTTCTCGCCTTCGGTCCGGAACTTATCGGCCGATAGAGCCCAAGGCCAGTTCTTCCATTGCTCTCCGGGGTTCAGAGGCTCGCCCGCGACTCGCTCCTGGAAATGATCTTCGGCCCACGGCCAATTCGGCTTGATATCGTTATGGTAGTGCGACCAGGCGTCGATCCCCTGTGTGTTGACCTGGAACGAGACGTTCAGACACTCTCGCATCTTCATCTCAGGTTTCGTCGATACGTCGATCGACTGCCACTTAAGTCCATTGACCTCGAACGAAGCGTCCCGCATCTGGTTACTAACCGACGCAATTGCCGTAGCGAAGCTGCCGTAGGTTCTCATGCCCGTCCTACTCCCGGTGGAACGAGGATCGACGGCCCCGTCATCTTCTTCTCGAACAGGAAGATCAATCCCTGGGGAGTCCGAACCGGAGCGCGGAAGATGTAGCCTTCGGGTACCACGTCGCCCGGCGTGACGACCGCAAACTCCATCACGGCAATCTCGTGAGGTTGTAGTTCCTTGATCGTGCCATCGGCGTTCTTCGGCCGGATCGGCGCGAGGACCGAGAGACACACCGGGAACTCCGGGCCACCCGAGCCTAGATGCAGAATCTGTGACCCCTGAGGGAACGCGACTCGCACGCGTGGAAGCTTGTCCGCCGCGATTGTCTGTAGTGCCTCCAACGGGAAGTTTAGCATTATCATATCTCTATCCACCTCTCTCCTATCCAGTCTCTGTAAGTATCGATGAGACCGAGAACCTGCTTACCCATGATCTTCTGTCCGGAGTTGAGCGTGTCTCGCGGGTAGCGAACGACGATGATCTTATCGAAGGGCGGCGTACTGAGACGTGACTCGTCGGCATTCTCGGCTTCGAGTCGGGCTTTCCATTTCCGAAGCGCACGAGGCACGACGACGCCTTCGATGATCCACGGATCGTTGCGGTCGAACCACTCGCTGACGACGCGGCTGCCCTCGCTCCACTCCAGGTGCATTACGTCGTCCGTATGGTTCATGGGGATTCCGAGGACGGCGCTGAGGAGCTTCGCCGTATAAGTCTTGCCCCCGCGAGGTACGCCGGTGATCGCGATCCTCATGCTTTCTCCCAAGGATGTCCGCAAGTAGGACACTGAATTTCAGACTGTCTCTCGATCCACGCGATAGCTTCCGCCTCGGTCATGACTCCGACTCCCTCAATCTTGATCTTTGTACTTGCCACAGACTCCGCGCGGAGTCGAAAGCGTCGAATCTGTGCGAGGATGTCTACGCGATTCATGGCTCGAACTGAGCGAGCTGAGCATACGGCACGCGGAAACCGGCCGCGTGGGCATGTCCGCCTCCGCCATACAGTTTCGCGATCGCCGACACGTCCGCGCCCTCATCCTCGGACCGTAAGCTGAAGTTCCTACCGTCCTTGCCGTCGTAGTAGCAGGCGGCGAACGGATGCTTCACGGGACTCAGACCGGCCGCTGGATCGGTCGGCTGTCCGTCGAGCGTTCGGCGACAGAGCATGTTCCCCGCGTCCGAGACCATCGTATAAGGCAGGTTCGCGGCCGGAACGACGAGAGTGTTCATGATGTTGGGAATCTTGAATCGCATCGGCCGAGTGCAGATACGGAGAAGCTCATCGAGGTCCTTGTGATGTTTCCGCTCGATCGCCGTACCTTCGGTGACCATCTCCTCGGTCCCGAACATGTTCACGTCATTGATAAGACGATCCCAGAGTTCCATGTCGTATGGATACGAGAAGAGAGTGGCCTGGATTTCTCGAGTTCCTTTGAGCTTAAACCTCCAGAGGTCTCGATCCTCGATGTGATTTAGGAGCGTCGGCCGCTTCTCGTCGGGGTTGAAGAAGTCCCAGGCGATACCTGCACCCGATCGATCCATGTCGAATAGAACAAAGACCCCTCGTTGATCGGGGTCCCAATCCTTATCGCAGAAGCGCTGCCACTGCTGTCCGGTACGTTCGCGCTCCACAGCGAGGATTCCCAATCCCCCATCCGGCTTTAGATCTTCTCTAGCTGTTTTGTGGTGGTCTAAAACCAAAACCGTTCTTGCCATCTCGGCCATCTCCAGCATGACCTCGCGCTTGTAGCTGAAATCAACCATGATCACGTGGCGGTCCGATACGTCGGGCGGGTCCTTCTGATAGACTCCAGGGAAGAGATCTACTAGACCACCGTAGTATCTCCAGACAACCCAAGCCGCTCCGAATCCGTCCGCGCAGTTCCCGTGGTATATGCAAAGAGGTCTCATAGTGCCAGCTCCTTCGGGTCGACAATCTCCCCAGCGAGGTCCATGTTGTGGATCGTGTAGATCGGTTTCTTGTTCATCTGTGCCCAGATGAGCTCACGGTTAGTCGAGTAGCCGAAGTAGCCGGTGTCGTCCGTCACGAGAACACAGGCGTCCGACTCCTGGATCTTCCGGAGGTGAACTAGATCCAAGACATCCTTCTGCTCGGTAGTGATCGGCGTGGATTCCGTATCGGCGAGCGCGGACTTGGTAGAGATGGTTGCTACGGTATAGACGATGTGTCCTCGAAGAGTGAGATCGCGGTTCGCCTTGACGTAGAGTTCCATGAACTTGGTAGAACCTATTAGGCAGAGCTTCATTCTTCCTCCTCGACGCTTTTCTTGCGTCTGGTTACGTACGAGTCTTTTTGGTGGTGTAACTTCGGCAAATCATAGCCGTATTTCCGGAACAACGGGTCAAGTATTTTCACGGCCGTCCTGGGATCGCCCCGTTCCCAGTTAAGCTTATGCATGACGTTCTCGGGCGAGAAGGGAAACCATTGGTCCTTCGTATAGCAGGATCGCAGGAACCAGCGGAGTCCTCGCTTGAGAAAGTCGCGGTCGTTCTTGTCGACGAAGTCAATGAAGTCCTCCTGGTCCCAGTACTGAAAGAGGACGGGGAGGTATACGCCGGAGAGATGGATATTCGCGAACCGGAACTTCACGGCGTCCGGATCGAGCGAGAGCCGGTTGAAGACCCACTGCATAAGTACGAGGTCGGCGTGGAACTTGAAGAGTGCCTCGGTCGAGCGGTAGTGAATCTCAACGATCTCGCGGGCCGGGCTCTTCATCCGGCTTACGACGAGCGAAAGTAAGCACCACCCCTGGGACTTGCTTGCCTTCTTCTCGCCTCGGAAGGCCAATGCAACTGAGGTATTGTGATGTCCACGCCCTCCAGAACGCTTCTTCAGGATGCTGTCTACGCGGTCCAGCTCCTCCTCGTTGATGTAGTTCTTTCGGAGCTGTCCGTCCTTGTTGTTTTTGTAACCGATGTCGTCGTAGGTCAACGACGGGAGCCTTTTCTCTTCCCACGTCAGACCGTTGAATAACTTGTAGAGTCCCCCTCGGTATGCGGGTTCGAGTCGGATTAGGTGGCGGATCAGGCGGGTCAGCATTACTCATACTCCGGTACTACTCGGTCGGTTTCCAGTTCAAGATCGCGATGATCTGTTCGAGATATCTCGTGTCGTTTGGCTTGACGATATAATGTCGCTCTTCCAGGAGGTCTTCGATTTCGTCCAGCATGCGCTTGTCTTCGGCGGACCTCTCCACGGCGGCCTTCCGCTTGGCCCTTCTCTCAGGAGTCATACTCCAGTCGCTACTCGGTTGTAGTTGATTTCTTCTTTCCGGACGAACTGGTCGAAGAGGCTCTGCGGGGTCATGCCGAAGGTCCGACAAGTCGCTCCGTACCAGTACCAGAGGCCGCGGACCCGCGCCTTGAAGTCGTCCTCGTCACGTTCGGTCTTGAGCGTCTGCTTCCAGGGTTTGTTCTTGATCATGTCGGCGACGTAGAGCGCGGAGACGATCGTGAACCGGGCGTTCGTATCGCAGTCGGCGAAGACCAGAGGGTCGTTGATTGAAGAGTTGAAGACGATATCGAGCCGGTCCTCGTAGCCGTCGATCACCGTGTGATCGTATCCGCAGAGGATACAGAACTCTACGAGAAAGTGAAGCACGTCGGCTAGCTCCTCTTCCTGCTCGGATGGTAGAGCGCTGAGAAACTCGGCTAGTTCCAGGCCGATCCAGTGGATTCCCTTGTGCAGTTCCATGGCTCCTTCGCGAGTCTTCCAGTCGGCGGATAGATTCTCAGGACAGAGGATGAGGCCGTGCTTCCGCTGGACGGCGCGGAAGTTTGCCGAGGACATGAGTTTGTGTTCGAAGATTGACTCTAGACGGTCCATTTTCCCTCCCAGAAGTTACGAATGACCCCCGTGACGTTCTCTGCCTTGGGATCGTTCCAATAGTTGTATTGGTAGAAGAGAACTCCCTTATCCTGGATATAGTCCATCCAGCGGTCGTACTCCTTGACGAGGTCCTGGTAGTACTCGTGTACCCCCTCCATCTGGTCCTCGACGTGGGACGACCCCCTCTGGGTTACGTCGTCGGTCCGGCAGTAGACGAGCATAACTCTCTGATGCTTGAGAGCCTTGTAGGCGTCCTCAGGACCCCAGTGCGGTCCAGGTACCTTCCGAACTACCGGAGCATAGATCGCTTCGGATATAATCGGATGGCGATCGGCGATGACGTTTAGACCGAGCCGGGACTGCTGTGCGATCCACTCCGATTGGAAGACCAGCGTCTCGACGTTGCCGGGCGGTCCCGATCTCTTTATGAGTATGGTAGGGTGTCCGGTACCCTTTAGGAGTCGAGTGGCAAGAGTACTCTTCCCGGAGCCATCGGCTCCTTCCAGTATAACTAGGGGCATTTCGTGTCTCCGCAAGTTTTTTTGGTTCTAAGCGAGGGTTAAGATACGCCTTCGCTGCGGAGCTTGGGAAGATGAAGGGTGCGAAATGTTCTGCCCTTCCAAAAAAGAGAGACGGCTGGGGGAACCAAACCGTCTCTATAACTGATACCGACAAAACCTTCTGCGGAGAGACGAATTGAAGTCTAACGGAACTAAACCAAAAAAGAAACTTGATACGGTTGGAGCGGCTCGCTCCTGGTTAGAGATGGGGATCCAACCCGTACCGCTTAGGCCCGGTACGAAGATTCCGTCGGGTGGAGAGGGTTGGAACTCGTTACGAGTGACCAACAAGACCCTCGCGCGATTCTTTAAGCCGGGCTACAACCTCGGTGGGTTGTGGGGCGAGCCCTCTAACTGGATTGTGGATATCGACCTCGACTGGGACGAAGCCTCACGCTTCGCCGAGCACTACCTACCTGAAACGTTCGTATACGGTCGGCTATCTCGGCCGGGCTCTCACTACTTGTACAAGTGTAAGGGTGCGGTGTCCCTCTCGCGTATGACTAAAGAGGGTGGGAAGATCATCGAGATTCGCTCGACCGGATCACAGTCGGTGCTTCCTCCTTCTATGCATCCCGATCGCGAGCGCTACGAAATCAATACCGACATGCCCTTCACTCCGATTACCAAAGGTCAGCTAGAGAAGCTGGTCGATCGAGTAGCTGGTGCGGCTGTGCTCCTAAGACACTTCCCCGACTCGGGCGGGCGTCACGACTTTATCCACTCACTGACCGGGGCTCTAATGTGGAGCGGCTGGGACGAGGAGGACGTGACCGAGTTTATGACGGCAATCCTCGCTTGTATTCGACAGGCAGACGACGAGCCCGGGGATCGAAAACTCACGGTCAAGAATACGATCGAGCACTTCAAGAAGGGAGACCGAATCGCGGGCTGGCGTACTCTCTCGCAGTGGATCAAGGGCGATACGGTGAAGAAGCTACGTGAGTGGCTCGCCCCGACGAAGACCTACCAGACGCCACCGAAACTGCTTAACGGTGAAATCCAGGTTACGATTCCCGAGCTGGATCCGGCTTTGCGCGACGTTCCCGGAATGGTAGGCGAGATCGCGAAGTGGGCGAGCAAGCGGTCCTACCTCCTGCAGCCGTCGTTCGATATCTCCGTCGGCCTGATGTGTACGGCTCTGGCCTCCTGCAATAAGTACGTCGTACAGGGTTGGGCAACTCCGCTTCAACCTTACTTCATGCTACTCGCACCGACGGCCGGAGGCAAGGAGTCCTCCCTGAATAGCGTGTACGAGTTCGCGAGCCGAGTGAAGCTGCAAGGCTCCGTTTTCCAGGGTTTTCAATCGTACTACGCCCTGCTCGATAAGCTCGGTGAACCGCCTGGCATGGCTTGCTGGCTCTGGGACGAGGCCGCGAGACGGCTTAAGGCCACGAAGAACCCCGGATCGTTCGACTACCAGATCATTACGTGGCTCCTCGCTCTCTACGGTAAGGCGAACTCGCACGTCCCGGCATTTCCCGGCCGCAAGACCGAGATACCCGCACTGGAGAAGCCCTGGCTTGGGCTCATGGCGGCGGCACAGCCCGCACAGCTAATCGATTCGGTGACGGTATCCGACCTTGCGATGGGTTTGCTTAATCGGTTCATCCTATTCGACTCGGGTGACGCAGCGCCGAAAGCCAACCTCGAACGGACCGACGTGTTCCCAGCCTCGATTATCCAGAAAGTGAAGGCGATGAAAGAGATGGATATGAAGAAGGAGGCCATCGAGGTACAGTTTGAGTCAGCTTCGGTCTGGGCCAAATTCCGCGACTTCGATGAGGAGGCTCGG